AGAAGAACGTTCTTCGTTCATATCTTCAGCCCTACATTTAATTTTCATTAAACCAATTAAATTTTCTAATTTATCTAAATCTTTTTCAGGTAACTCATGTAATTTATTTAATTGATTGTACATTTTAATACCTACCTTAAGTTGATCCATATTCTGACATGAAAGAATTACCTCTCTAGTTCTTTCATAATCACCTTTCATTTTTTCGCTATTCATCATTTTATCGCACTTACCCAAAATTGTCTTCTCATCCATAACTCTCTATAGAGTTTAACGAGAACGTCTTTATTTATTTCTACTATTTCTTTTTTGAATTTACTTCCTTTAAGTTCCTTTTCGATTATCTTAAGAACCTTCTTTTCAAGGTCATTCCCAAACGCATCTTTAATTTCTTTACGAATCATCACACCGATTTTATTTTCATCGGTTTTCGTTAAAGCTTCTTTAATTATTTGTTTAAGACGTAAATCATCCATAAAATATCTTTATAAATAAATATTAAGAATTTTACAAAAATCTACAATAATAAAATTAATGTTATTATAGGTAGAACTACAGAACCAACAAATCCCAATCTTTTAAGGTTTCTTTGTTTATTTATTTCTTTTTGTTGTTCCTCTATTGTTAAATCTTTATAATCTATTTCTTTTATCTTATTAGTAATAATATCATTAAGATTTTTTATGATTTCATCTTTGTTTTTATTCTGTAACTCTAATTTTTCTATTATACTATCTTTTAAAATAATTTTTTCGGAATTTAAACTATCCCTTTCAACATAGACATTTAATAAACTATCTGTAATTTCATATTCTAATAAATCAGATAGTATGAGTTTTACATCAGACAAACTCATAATTACTAATGTATCACCATCTTTATTTACTACACTCTCAATGGTTCCGTTTAAGGTAGTCTGTGAGATTGCGGGTAACACCATTAACATCCATATTGTTAACACGATCAAATACTTCACCTTTTCTCTTTTTTAATTTATTAATCTCTTCTTCATTTTTATTTAAAACTAAATTTACTGAATCAACACTTTGATTTAGGATATCTATTTCTTTCTGGAGATTATTATTTATTGATATGATACTATCATTTGATTTTAACAATAGGACATTCTTCTCGTTTAGAAGGTTTATTTCTTCTTCGTAATAATTAATATCTTTAGAAGGTCTAAATAGTATCATAAGAACAACTATTAAACCTAATACTATTATAAAAACAGTTTTAATATCTATATTAAATTTAAACATATTAGAATTCTCCTTCTCCACCAAACTCTTCTTCAGTATTTTCTTCAGTTTCTAAAGGTTCTGGACCTTCTTCTGCGTTTTCTTCATCAGTCACATCATTTTTATACTCTTCCGCAATTTTTGTTGCCCATTCATTTGACCAAGTATCATAATACGCAACTAACTTCTGAATCTGTTCTAATGTAGACTGATTTAATTGTAATAAGTCTGCGGTGATGTATACACCATTAGTATCATCTAAAGAATAAAACCATTCTAAGTTATTAGATGTAAACTTACCACTAAATTCTACGTTTTGTGCTTTAGGGTATAGTTTGAACCTATTGAATTCTACTCTAGGTGTCACAGTATCCCTAAACTTCTTTTCTTCCTCTACTAAAGCCGCAGGATCATCTTCACCTAAATCTTTATCTTCTGTAGGTTCACTTTGTTCTCTAAGTAACCTTACATTTTTTTTATTTGTGTTAATAGATTCTCTTATTAATCCTAACATTCTTTTCGTTTCATCGTGTTGACTCATATCTTTTTAATTTACACACTTATATTATCACTATTACTTATCTCTTTAAATATATCGAAAGATTTCTTAAAGAAAGTACTCATCGAATTTAAACTATTTTTAATTTTTTCAGGACTTCTAAAATTACGTATATTACTATTATGTTTTGTTAATTCTTCTTCTGTTAAATCTTCAACGTCCTTTGTATATATCCCTTTTTTATCTGTAAAAGTACTATCTTTTATACTTGGGTTATACCCATATTTTTTAAAATTTTCATAAACTTCACCACTAAGTTTTAAATTCCAATTTGTTTGCCAAATATCTGCATTTTTTTCTGAAACTTCCTCTAAATTAAAACCTTCTTTTTCTACTTCATCTTCATTTACATCTTTTAATAATTTAATAAACCACTCTTTATCATCAAAAGATTTTTTCATAAATGATACACCATCTTCTAAAGTATCGAAAGATGCAAATGACCTAACACCTTCCGCATCTTTAGAACAAAACATACCTGTTATTTTTTCATCTTTCCCTTCACCCCACTTACCTGAATCTGTTTGTATTCCAGAATAATTGTAATTAGGTCCACATATTTTATCTCCACTACCTTGTTCTTTTATCATTACTGATAGTATTGCAGATTTACCCAAAATACTTAGATCTTTAAATGTTTTTTCTATCGCCTTAGCCATATCTTTTTTACTAACACATCTTTTTCTTTTTAATACATATGGTAAATCAGGATAATATTTGTCACTACCTTTTTTACATATTTCCATTCTATTAGGTGTTACACCACCCATTTCTTTAAATCTTTTAATAAAATCTTCGTAATCAGTTAAAATATTAGTTATTTTAGATTTATTTTTTTCTAAAACACCTTCAAACCGATTAATATTATCATCAGATAATTCTTTAGAGTTAATAGTTGACATTAAAGCATTTTTAGTGTCGTTACCAAAATCACCATCTACCCCATCACTATCTATCCCATAACTTTTATTAAGTTTACCTAAAGCTACTAAAGTTTTCTGTAATAATAATATAGACTCTATTGTGTCACTAGTGTCATTTAATGGTAAATCTGGTTTAAGTTTATCAACAATTTCTTTAGATATGACACTTTCAGTATCTTCATTAATCATAGGATTTTTAGGGTCATAATTAAGTATCCTTTTAAACCTATTAAGTTCTTCCACTAATAATTTATTTTTCATCTTCAATAAGTTTTTTAAACTTTTTAAAATCCCAACTAGGATTTAAATCGGTACTTTCTTTATAATAGTTACTCCTATATACCACACCCTCAAAATATTCAACACTATCTATAAAAGTATTGTGTCCTACACATTTTTTAGGTATATTATGTAACTCACATAAGTGTTTAACTAATTCTACAGTAGAAGTGATTTGTTTGTTGGTATATGAATCCCAGTATGTAAACCCTCTCCATCGTTTTTCGTAAACACTCTTTCTTCTCTTATAAATATTACCAACCCAATTAAAGTACGAATCTTTTAATAAATCTTTTTCTAACCACCCTTGATTTTCTAATAATATAACAATCACTTTTTTATCTACAGACTTACTACCTAAAAAGTCTGAGTACTTTGTTGAGTCATAATGTTGGACAATATCACCGTTCCTAAAAACAGTGAAGGGTGAAGTTTTTTTATATTCACCCGACATTCTTTTTTTCCAACCTTTTATGTGATTATCTTTTTCTGAAAAAGTGTTCGCTAAAACTATTTGTCTTTTCTCAAACTCAGTGGGGTAAAAATTCTTTTCATCTAATATATATTTTTCATTATCAATTAACATACTTAATCAATTCTCTTAATATTAGTTTTACCCGATTTTATTGGTTGGTTAACAGTGGTTTTGTTTTCGATTCTTTCTTTTAATTCTTTAGGTGTTACTTTTTCCATAGACTCACCTCTAGACTCTTTATATTTCTTTAATGCATTTTCTATTAATTCATTATCTACTTTCTCCACAGTTTCACTAACCTCTTTGTTCATTTGTTTTTCTAGTTCGGATTGTGCATCTAAAATTTCCTCTTCGGTGTTTTCCTCTTCTTTCACAGGAATAGGGTAATCATCAAAGTAATTATCATCTTCTGTCATTCCCATTGGATTTATTTTAGGTTCTTCTGCGAACTCGATGGGTTCTTTAAATTTTTCTGTAATCTCTTTAACGTACTCCTCTTGTTCTTCTTTAGTAGGTAAATCCTTTACCTCAATATTAAATACCCTACTTTCTACCTTTTCCTCTTCTTTAGGGGGTTCCTCTTCGATCATAGTATTGATACTATCCCTATCCTCATCTGTGAGTTCAATACCATTCTTTTCTTCAGGTTTCTCATACTTAACAAAGAAATGTAGTGATGTTAAAGATATGATAGGTAACAATCCACCTTCTAAAAACGCCAACCATCTTTTCATCCCAACAACATCAGTTAATTCAGTTCCCATAAGTTCCCATATTGGTCCTGTTAACTCTACCCAAGATTTAAATAACTCACCATTAGCGTCAATCTCTTTATATGAAAAAAATATGTTACCTACCATCTGAATGAAGGTGACAATACCAAACATAAACCATATACCCCCTTTGATTTTATTTGTTGCGGCAACTAATGCGGTGATTGCAGCAACCTCAATAGCGATAGAAAGATATATTGCCCAATTAATAGGGTTTGCCATATCATACCATGTAACAACGTGAGATATAGATATCCCTGCCACCAATAAAATTGGTACTAAGAACATCGCCCTATTAGGGTTATTTTTTATCCAATTCCAAATCTGTTTCATAATTCAAATCCTAAATTTAGTATCATAAATCTAAACTTACTACATCCTTCATTATCACAAGGACATACTTTTATTTCAAATAAAGTTAATTTACCTAACCTTAGAGTTATACTATATTTGTTTTTTTTATTTCCACTTTTCCAAGAGTTTATCCAATTAATCATAATTTCATATTTTACATTATATCTTGTTGATCCTTTAGATGGTTTTCTAAATTCACTATTATTCTTACTAAATCTTTATAGTCTTGACTTTCTTTCCCACCAGATCTAAGTTCCATTAAAAGTTCTTCTACTTTATATAATAACTCAAGTAACTGATGTTCTTTTCGGTTTCCCATTATTTTTGTAAGTCTTTTATATTAGTTTTTACTATCTGGTGTAGTTCCATTAGTTGTTGTCCTCTGTCTTTCGATGAAATCCAATTATCGTAGTCTAAATGAATATTAATCTTTTCTACTCTAATTATCTCAGGAATACTATCTAATTTATTATTTAGACTATCCAGTTCTTTCTTTTGTGTTTCAGTTATCCTTTCCAATCTTTTAATATCTGTTGATTTACCACAAGATTTAAAAAAGAAAAATATTAATAATACACTTAATATGTAAATTTTGTATTTTTTTACTAGTTCAATAAATTTTTTCATAATATCTATTTTTATATAAATATAATGATTTTAACAAATATAGTCAATAGAAAAAAGAAAGGGGAAGTTTTACCTTCCCCCTTAAATTAATATTTTTATTTAATTATATGTCAAAAATACCACCTAAATTATTCCTAACTTTTCTTATTGCAGATTCTTTTATTTGTCTCACCCTCTCTTTAGTCAATCCTACTTCTTCTCCTATCATTTCTAATGTCATAGGTTCCCCACCAATACCAAAATAGTTATTTAGTATTTTTATCTCTCTATCACTTAAATTTTTCATCGCCCTTTTCATTTCATTATTCCTAAGAGTTTCCTCTTCAGTATCTAAAACATCGGGACTATTAAACATATTATCTTCTAAGATATTAACTAACTCATCACCATCATCATTTATCATCGCATTCAATGAACCACAAGATGGTACCACAATTTGTTCAACCTCACCCTCATTAGGGCTACGATGAAACTCTTTTTCGAAGGCATCTATCTCTTTTTTAATTTGTGCTAGTTTTGTAATTATATTACCTGGTAATCTAACAGTTCTAGAATTTTCATTTAGACATTGTAGAATGGATTGTTTAATCCACCATATCGCATAAGATATGAATTTAAAACCTTTTGTATGATCAAATTTAGTCGCCGCAACAGTAAGTCCGTAATTACCCTCATTAATCAAATCCGCCACTGGAATTCCTTTGTTCTGATACTTTTTAGCAATTTTAATTACAAACCTAAGATTTGATGTTACTAACTCATCTAACGCTTTCTTATCTCCCTCTTGTATCCTTTTTCCTAGTTCTACTTCCCTTTCTGCGGTTATTGGGTCACACTTCCTTACTTCTCTCATATAAAAAGATAGAGAATCTTCTTTTAAATTTAAATAATTTGTCATATATTAATCTTTACTGTTTAATTTATCTCTTAACTTAGCTGCGGTTTCATAATCCTCATTATCTATCGCCTCTTGTAATAATTCTTCAACACTCTTTTTAGTTTCTTTAACCTCCAGTATATCCTTTGCTTGTTCAGGTGTGAAGAAAAGTCCTTCCCTTACTTTCTTAATGGCTTCCAACATCATAATATATGACGTATTACTACTATAAATGTCACCTCCGAACAATGCGTTTTGGAATTCTTTGTTTTCTATATTGGCAGAATAGAACCCCATTGTCATTTCAAAAATGATATAAGAACGATTACTCATATTAAGTAATTCTTCTATCTCAGGTAATGCAAACGCACTTTCAAAAGTCGCAATAATCAACCCTTCACCACTTACAAAGTTTACACTAGTTTCTGATATCACAGTTAGGTCTTCTTTTAGTTCTTCTGTATTACCTAACCCAATGATACAGAACTTTCTAATAAAATTAGGATTATCCATAGTTTTTATTTAATAAATATTAACAAAAATCATACATTTAGATGATTTATGACAAATATACATAAAATTAGTTAATCTGCAAAGAAGAAATGTCATTATTTTTCTCAATTGTGATAATTTTGTCTGCCCAATCTTGTACAATAGGGTTATGACTGATTAAAAATATAATTTCATACATCTTCTTAATCTTATCAAAAAATATCTTAACTTGATCCAAATTAATATTAGCAACTTTACCTAAAACTTCATCAAATACAATAGTATTAGGTTTTGGTAATGTAGATACCCTACCCAAAACACTTCTTAACGCCAATGACGCTAATGTTGTCTCTAAACCAGAACCACTTTTTAATTTTTTAACAACATCATTTTTAATAAGGAGAAAGTCTACTTCATTTTTATCGTTCATTTCCAATTGAATCTCAAAGTCACATACCTCATCCAATAATCTATTTAGTTCATGATTAATTATAGGTATTACCGAAGATAAAACCAACTTAGAGATACCATTTTTACCTATCATACGATTATATACATCAAATATCTTTAATACTTCCTCTTCTCTCTTAATTTGTTCAATCAGATTAGTATTCTCAGTAATTTTTTCTTCTTTATTGGTAGTATCATTATTAATATTCTGAATTTGAGTTTTAATATTGTCTTTTTCAGTTTCTAATGTTTCAATTAACTGATTATACCCTAATATTTTACTTTCTAACTTACGATTTTCATCAATAAAGGTAGAATTCCTTTCATAATCTTTAAGTAAAGATGTTTTCTCTCTATAATCAACTCTCATTCTGTCGATTTCAATCTCAGTCTTATCTTTACTCAAACCTAACTTATCATATAAATCAGAATTCTTTTTCTGTTCAGATATCTTAGTGAGTTTGTCACAAATTTTGTCAATATTTGTTACAATTTTCTTAAGTTCTTTTTGTTTTTCTTTTAATAATTTTTCATTATCTTTTATTTCAGAACTATGATCAACCTCATCTAATGCCCTTTTACATGTAGGACATATTTCACCTTCTTTTAAATCTTTAATTAGTTTCTCAATAGTAGTTATGGATGATTCAATACCATTCTTTTCTACTAAAAGATTCTTTTCTTCAGTACGATATTCTTCGTGAACATCTTCATCATATGAAAACTTAGGAATGTCTTTTATCTGAGATGTAATTTCTTCTAACTTCTCTTTTAACTCTACACCTGTATTAGTTAAATCTCCAATCTCCTTTTTTAGAGTGACAGGATTAACTTCTTTGATTTCTTCATCAATACTATACCTCTTACCTAATAAGTCTTCTTTCTTTTCTTGCGCCTCTTTTATTTTTAGTATCTTTTCATTTAATATTTTATCGTTTTCTTTGTTGGTGATTCTATTTTCACTTATGGTATTTTTAAAGTCTTCAATTTCTAATTCTAACTCTTTTGTATTATATACATTAGACTTCATCTTACTTTTAAAGTCAGACATTAACGATTTATTAATCTCTTCTTTTTTCTCAATAACCTCTAACCCTATAAATTTAGTTAATAACCTACCTCTATGTGTAGGTTTTGTTTCCATTAAATCTTCTAAATTTTTAGATGTTGCAACAATAGTTAACATAAAATCATCGTAAGATCCTATAGTATCGGCAATTAATTTATCTGTTTCTCTTCTTTGTTCACCCTCCAAATTTTCCTCAGTACCATCCGCAAGAATTCTATAAAACTCTAATTTAGAAGTAACTTTATAATCACCCGACTTAGACAGTTTTCTATTTAACTTACGTTCTATAATATATTCGTCACCATCAATCTCAATATGTCCACCAACCAGTACTTCATCTTTATTTGTGAAAGTATTAAAAATTTCAGAATTTGTTTCAGTTTTAGTTGTTTTACCAAAAAATAAGAATAATAAAGAGTCTATGGTAAAAATAGTTTTACCTCCTTGATTCGCAGGTAATGAATTTACTACAGATAAACCATTTAAGTTTTTATACTCTATCTCATTATTTTCACCAAAAGATAAAAAGTTATTCAACCAAAGTTTTTTAATACTCCATCTTCTATATCTGATATCCTCTTCTTCTCTATCAATTAATATTTCATTAATTTTATCATCTAATCTACATAATCTTTCATAATCTATTGTGACATCATTTAACTTTAACCATTCTCTAAATAACCCTCTTTGGTATGCAGTATCCATAATATTATCTATGATACCATCACTTAAGTCAATTACTTTACCCGCATTATTTTTGAGGATTGGTATAAAGTTAATTTTTATTGATGTCTTAGGTACACCATATTTATCAGAGAAGTATGTCTTAACTCGATTAACACTATCAATTGTTCTGTTCTCAGGATAATCCTGCCAATCAACTCTTATCTGAGCTTTAGATGGTACGTCAACCAACTTAGTTTTTTTATCAATAACCTTTTCCATTATCTTCTATTTAATAAATTAGATCCGAACCAACCACCCCTTCGTTCATCATCATAAATGTCTTTATTATTCTTTTTATTTTCTTCTTCTAATTTGGTGATCTCTGCATTAAGTTCATCTATTTCAATTTTTTTCTCCCTCAAATCACCTTCTAATTGTAAAATTTTATTATTTAAATCGGTAATTTTTCGATTAAGTGTATCTATCTCACCATCTTTTTCATTTAGTTCGTTAACTTTTTTTCTTAACCCCTTTAAGTGTACACTTTCATTTTTCTTAACAGACTCTAATTCTTTAGTTAATTTTTCTACTTCTTTATCATCAGTGATATAAACTTCTTTCTCTACTATCTTTTCAACGGGTATTTCTTTAATTATTTCAATAGTCTTTTCAACTGGTACTTCTTTAATTACCTCAACCACCTTTTCCACTTCTTTAACTTCACCTGTACCCAATGGTGTGGCACCAAATTTTTCAACAGTATAACCCTGTCGAACCATCTTAATAATAAAATCTTCTATATTAGATATATCATTTAAGCGACAATATTCCCATATTTCGTCTTTTAACTTTTTAGGGATTTCCATTATGCGTTTGTTAAGTACTCTCTTTGGTTGTCGATATCCACCAAAGAGTTTATTTTGAATACGTAGTATCCGTAGTCAGTAACAATATTATGTTCACTATAATCTAAATGTTCTACATCCCATATAAGATATCCATGCCCATTTACTCTTTCACCAAAGTCTTGTTGTATTAAACTACCACAATATGTAATGTTCACACCTTTTCTCACAAAGTTTTGTCTATGATGAATGTCACCCATCAATACCGCATCACACCCATCAAATTGTTCTAACTCCGCATGTTCTTCAAACTCAAACCCTACAGATGTTATTGCCCCATTAACAGGTGCGTGAAATAAACCTATATATTTTTTATCTTTACCATATTTTTTTCTCGCCTCCTTAATATTAGGTTTTAGGTTTTCTTCAAAAATAGAATAAACACACCAAACAATATTATCATCCAAATAACACTTACTTTCTTTAAAGTAAGATACCTTATCTGAGAAAGTCCTCTTTTCTATAACAGGTGTTAGAGAATCTATCCTATCTTTATTATTTTCCAATAGATCGTGATTACCTGCAATTATTATTACAGGACATATCTTAGTACAATCATCTAAAAAATTACTAACTAATACAGATAACTCATTAGAAATAGTTATTTTCTGGTGTACTATATCACCCGCAATAACAATTCTAACTTCATCATAATTAAGATTATTTTCTTCTACATAGTTAGTTACTTCTTCAATAAACTTTTGACAGACAATTTCAGACTCATCTAATCTTTTATATGTTCTGAAATGTAAGTCCGCAATGTGAAACAACTTTTTTACCATAATACAAATATACGATTTTATTTCAAAAAGACAAATTTATTTTACTAATTGACTTCTTTCGTTCAATAATAGTTCAAACATAGACTTAACGTAATGACTATAATCTTCACAGTTAATTACTTTATAATTATCATTTTCTTCATTAAACCATACTAAATGACAACTGCCCAATTTTAAATTGGTGTTTCTTTCAATTATTTCTTTATATATAGACAACTGTAATGAGTAGGTGTTGAATTCACAATCATCCATCATCCATAAGATATCTTTCATCTTATTACCAAAGTCATTCTTCATCCTTAATTTAGTATTGGTTTTCCAATCCCAAATCTGTAAACACTGATGTCTCTCATTCCAGAACAATTGATCAACCATCCCACACAACATCAGATCCCTATCACCAACAACCAACTCAGACTTCACAGGTATTAGTTTTCCTTTTGCGACAGTATCATCATAGAAGTTATGAAAATGTCCCTTCATAATTTCATATGTTTCAGATATCTCCTCAAATTTTAAACCTTCAGGACTTTCTTTAGGTTCTGGTTTAATCTTATTGTTAAGATAATTTTCAATATAATCGTGTAATGTAGAACCTTCATATGTTGCGTGATGGTTTTTATATAACCATTCTCGATTAACATCTTCTTCTGTAATACACTCATTCAATGGTTTGGGTTTAGAGTAATCTGGTCTACCATAAGGATCCCCTTCCATCGGATAAAAATTCTGTTTATGTGCATATCTATCCGCCATACTTTTGGCTTCATAGAAATGTCCCTGTTTTTCTGCCCACTTATCGGGTTTAGAAATACCATCCTCAAAATCATTTTCAAATCTATGTATAAAACCAGTACATGATATTGTCTGAACACCATCTATGTAATATTTATGTGGTTCATCATAATATTTTATATGATTAAATTTAGATAATTCTTTAATTAAATCCATTTATACAATATTTATAACAATAATAAGCATTTTTATTTAAAAAAACAAATTATGTCAAAATTAAACGTTAATAAAAAATATATTTTAAAAGTTTGTCAGTTATTATATTCACAATTTATTCGCAATAATAAATTTAGTATTAGTGATTTAGATAGTCAACATGAAACATATGAAACAATTTTCAGACACATTCAAGATACTATGGGACATAAAGACGAAAATGAAGTAGATTTTATCTATGCGTGTTTTTATGAGAATGTAAATAAATGGGGGGATAAAATATTGACAATATCTCCCGAACAAATAGATATATCTAAATTGAAAGAGATGAGGGGTATTCGCACTTATTATGCGACTGTAAGATATGATGAATATTATTCACATAAAACATATATACCAATAATGTTAGAATATATGATAGATGAATATATAATAAATGAGGATCATGTAGACACTGACATATTTGACACTTGGGATTATGAAACGAGAATAGAAGTAAAAGAATGAAAAATTTAATTAGGAAAATATTAAAAGAAGACTTAGAGTATTGGAGAGTATCTAACGCCTCTCCTAATAGTGATGAATATGAAATGGGTATTGTAGAAGATGTCCCTATTTACAAAGATCATAACTTAGGTAAGAAAATGTATGAAAGGTTAAGAAAGGCTTTCCCTATGACACCCGAATACGTTCTTAAAGATTTTTTCTACAATAATATTGTTGATGGATTTGAAACTATAGAAAAAGAATATTATGGGGATCCATTGTTGGTGACAAGAGGTTATTGGGGTGAATTTTTAAAAGGTCCTTGGAAATTAGAAATTTTAAATGTAAATCCAGAAGACTTCGATGATAGGACAGTAAATGCGTTCTTAGAAAGAGACTTCGGTAATATAGATGCATATCAAGTACCTGATGACGAAGAAAGAACACAAACACAAAGAAGGCTCGCCAAATCTACTGGTATGAACGAGCCTGTCATTGTGGAGAAAAAACCTAATGGTAAATATGAATTGATTGAAGGTTGGCATCGTACTATGTCCATATTACTATTAGGTGATAACGGTGGGGATTTAAAAAATTGGGATAAGGTTAAAATCCGAGCTTTCGTCAGAGACCTATCTAAATAGGCAACCGAAATACTTTTTTATATATTGTATTTTTTAAAATTTTCCAAGTAACACTCTATATTTTTCTTCCCAACAGGATTTGCGGAATGGACATAATAATTAGGTATAGGTAAATTGTTTTCTAAACAATATTCACATAACCATTTACACGCATCGTATCCCGTTTTTTCTTCTAAGTTTTCATAATCTATGTCATTTTGGTTTTCTTCTAAATAATGATCGAAAGATAAGTCATGATCGTAAGATACAAATTCAGGTAATCCAAACTTAGTAATATAATTTATAAACTCATAATAATTTCTAACTATTACCCAATCTTCGTTTTTTTCATACAATGGATTTATATTTAACCTAAAAACATCATATGGAACTCTTACATCATCTAAAAATACTTTCATTTACATTTATTATTTAAAAAACCATCTAAATCACTACCACAAACACAAGTTCTTGTCTCAACATCAAACTTACAGTTTTTCTTAACACTTAACTTGTTTTGGATGTAAACATGTTGTTGAGCGACTATATCTGACTCATATGGAGTATAGTTAGTAATAGTCCTACACTTCATAGGTTTTATAGTAGTTTGTTTTTTTATAAATCCTACTTTTCTTAAACCAACTAACATTTTGTTTTTTATCGTTCTTTGACTGTACATATATATTAAATTAAACTTTCTTTAATCTTTTTGGCGGAAGACAAAACACTTAACACTCCTTTACTACCTAACTTTTGATTGACATCTGAAATATCATATCCTTTAGGTAATTTAATTATATAAACCCTATTATGTAATTTAGTAGAGTTTAGTTTTTTATACAACTTAAGTGCATCTGAATAAGCGTCAGAATCTAAAAGTATTATAACTTTACACTCAGCGTTTTTAACTAACTTAGAAAATAAGTCATCACTAATAACTTTACCCAACATAGGTATACTATTAGGTACTACTATATGGTCAAAAACACCTTCAACAATATAGATATTAGAATCCCAATTAATCTTACCTTCATTGAAAATGATTTCTGTTTTAGGTATCTCTGGATTCTTATATTTTAGTTTAGTGTACTTTTCATAACTTCTACCTAAGAAATAATTAATATCGTTATGAATATCATAAGATGGGAATACTACCCTATGTGAATAATCACCTTTTTCACAATAACCAATATTATATTTTTCAATAATATCCATACCAATGTTCCTTTTGGTTAGATACTCTAATGCTTTTTTATATTCGTAACTACCATTCTCTTCAGATAAAGGTATAAAATCTTTTGGTAAACCTTTTATCTCTTTTACTTCTTTCTTTTTTATCTCTATGTTAGGGTTTACTAAACGATATCTTTTTAGGTCACCTTTAGTCCCATAAGACTTTATTAGTTTATATAATGTACCATGTGTATCGTGTGTTTCTGAACACGCCCAACATTTATATACATGATATCCATAGTTGACTTCTAAGTTACCTTTACCATCACCCTTATCCAAACCCTTTATTTCGTGAGAACATACGGGACAATCAAAAGATATTTGTCCTTTGTTTTCATAATGGTTTTTGGATTCACCCAATATCCCTTCTAATATTTCAACTATTAATTCCGACATTTAAATACAAATATACGCAAGTTTTTTAAATAAACAAATTTTTAGATAAAAAAAAATATCGACCCTTTCAGATCGATATTCGCAATTAACTATAACATTTACATTATACCCACTTACCTTCTTTCCTCATCTGACCTAAAACACACGCATATGCGTCAGTCATATCATAATTTTCTTTAGTTAGTTTTTGGTGTTTGTTATATAACCATACAACTTGTGGTTCTCTTTCATTTACCTTTTCCCATATAACTTGTTTCTTATCCACATCCCAAGAATGTCCACCAAATAAAACAGGTTGTTTATTTTCTATTTCCTTTTCACTATATGGTTCACCTTTTTTATTGAACTTTCTTATTTCCATTAATTCAGGAAATGCGTACTTTCTAGCGTCATAAGATGAAATGAATTCTGGGATGATGTTTAATACCTCATACACTGACCTACAAATCATACCATTAAATCTTAATAATGTCGCCACAGTGTTTACATTATTGGATCTCACCAATGGTTCCTCAATAATAACTCTACTGATATCAATATCACCATACTTCTCTAAAAACTCAAACTGAAATATTTGTACCTTTTTAATTAACAATTCAATGTTATCTTGTGGTCTTGGTTTTACCTTTGGGGTGATGTGTGTTAACATCTGTAGTTTACCACTATCACCATTGTCTTCGAATAACGATATACCTATTGTTTTGGTTGAGACATCTAATCCCAATATTCTACTCATAAAAAACTTTTTTCTTACTATTATATAACAATTTGTACGTCAAAGACTACAAAATCGTTCTTCTTTTTAACTATGTGTCTGTCTGTTTTACCAATCGCTAAAACATTACCAGCCACATCTGTAATAGCCACTTCACTAATTCTAACATCGTCAGTAACAGTTAGAGTTTCATTTTGTGAATTGTAAAACTCACCTCTCGCCGCAATACATACAATGTTCTGAACTAAATCTTTTTGTACACTATCTACAACACAATTATAACTACCACCAGTATAATAGTAAAGTCCTAATGAATTATTTACTGTTGTAGTTTCAGGATCACCGCTAAAATTAGTTGCAACATTATTAACAATGGTTTGATCTGTAATTGCAAAAATACCTTTATCTAAATAAACCACACCCGCAATTTTGTCTGCATTTATACCTGTAGATGAAATAGTTTGTACATTTATTAATTCTTTATTGTTTAAACTAAATGGTTTAAATGAATCATACCCAGTTGACCAACTCTTAGAAGAATCATTGTTAGGTTTTTGTATATCATCAGAAACTAAATAAGATACATTAATTTTTCTTCTAAATAATGTTTGTGGGTAACTACTTCTATCAATATAATCTGAATCTAAATCAGTTTTAGGTATTGTAGTTTTAGGATATGTAGAATATAATGTATATGAAGTTAATCCAGTAGGTGTACCTCCTGTTGTGTAACCAGTATAAACAGGTATCTCTAATTTAACTGACTTACCATCTATAATCTCACCATATTTGTCGTTATCGATTACACCCATAAGTACATTACTCACACCTAAACCGCTAAATGGTGTATCTGACCAACCACCGTTTTGTGACGTAGTACCTGTAAATACATTAACATCTGCTTTTTTTATCGGTAAAGATAAACTTTTAAAATAGTTAGTGTTAACACTACTAGTGTCTGCCCTATCTAATTGTACATAAGTAAGGGAACTACCACTAACTGTGTTTACACCTACTTTTGCGATTTCCATATTAATTTTATTAGAATTTTTCTCCACTAATTTTTTAGTAGTAGGTGCAACAGTCACAAATAATTTACTACCAATACCCACATTTTCAAATATGTTATCATTAGTTGTACTATTCACACCTAAATTACCACTATTTGTAGGTATCTTTCCAGTTGTTAGTTTTTCACTTGTGTTATAATTTGCATCAGAGTCACCCAAAATAAAATGAGTGAAGATAGTATTGTTATTTGTCAATATCTTCTCTCTACCAAGATTAGTTAATCTCGCTCTGATTGTTACCGTAGTTGCACTATCTATAAATCCCATTTTTTATTATTTAAAAGTCTATTGTTAATTCTATTGATGCGGTAGTAGAATCTGCCAATCTAATAGGTCTAGACAACTTACCAACCAATACTAAATTATTGTTATTATCTAACACACCTATCTCACTAACATATCTATCTAAACCAAAGTCATATGTAGTATTACTACTAGATGCAATTGTTGCACCATCTATGTTAATATTAAATAGTGATTTATATATTGTCGCCGCGATATGTGTTCTTAAATTACCATAGAATAATCTTTCATCTCCAAAAGTCATCTTACCATAATATTGTGCGGTTGACATATCTAATTCTTCACCTAAATTAAATTGTGTACCACCAGTATATAAAGAACCTGTTAAAATAAATCCTGTTGTGTTTGGATTTTGGTTCTGTAGTAATAGTGGGTTAATTGTTTCACCACTATTTCCTGTGATGTTTGTAGATGTAAAGTCAACAACCTTCCATCCCGATGGAGAAGGTCTATTTTGTGTATCTCTATTTATTACTTGTGCTAGAACTTTAAATGAATCCGCAAAGAAACCATAACCATCATATCCAGAATCTTCCCTTTTTCTCATATATGGTAAATGATCTACGTTACTAATTCTAAACTGAACATCTTTATCAGAACTTGTTTTGTTGTCGATAACAGTATGTCTCTGACAAGGTAGTGTAGGTGTAGTCACTGTTGTCGTACCTGTCGATCCTGTACCAACATTTTCTAACCAATAAGTCATAAACAATGTTTCACCCGCCTTTAACACTCCAGTACAATTACCATTAACTGATGTAACTAATTCTGCAGATAAGTCAGGTAGTGTATAGTTTCTATTCGATTTATATGACATCGCAGCAACTAACTCCTCATTATCAATAACAACAATTTTTAATTGTGGGAATATTTTACCAACTACTAATGGCATTGTCGGAGTTACCGACATACCACTATATTCAATTAAATCATAATACTCAACATCATTATTAGATGACAATGTTTTCTTAATTGTATCTGAAGTAAATCTCATACCTAATGTAGTACCACTCGCAGTACCAACATCATTTCTTCTGTGCCACATAACAGGAATATCTAAATTCAATAATTTACCTGTTTCCTCATCGATATAAAATTGTTCTCCGTAGAAATTAGATATACAACTATTAGAATAATGTAAGATAGATATTGATTTCTTATAAGGATCAATATAACTTATAGGTTGATCGGTACCACATATTGATGTCGCATCATTTGTGTTACAAACTAAATTTTCATTATAACCTAAATATTGTTTAGAACCTGTGAATTGTTCTGAACCGAATAAATTATGTTCGTGATAATTAACGGGAGAATCTTTGTAAAGTCCCGCGGGGTTTTCTGTCCACACATTATTCATATTCCACACTGGGATATTTTCATTACATATATCACAACTACTATCAAATGATAATGTACCAGTATTCCAATACGCAGCCAATGAATTAGTCCCATAGTAATCATCTGTAGGGTTATCACCACCAGGTAAAGTATAATATGTAATAATTGTTCCTGAATATGCGTTTAATGTTGGTAAAACTCTATCTACTTTAATTGTAGAACCACTAATAGATGTAATATTATATGTAGTATTTATTGTCGCCGCAGTCATTGTTGATCCAGTTTGACTACCTAATGTTGGGTTTGTAAATCTAAATATAATATAATCATTAACTTCTGTGTTAGTTAACGTAATACCAGATAACACACCTTGTGTGAAAGTAGTAACATCTATAACTCCATCAAAATTAACTAAATCTATTGTACCAGTTTCTTTAATGAAATCTGTTCCTGTTTGTGGTATCAATCCTGTGTCTACTGTGGATCCAGAAAAGAATCCTCTATCATCTGCCTCATTAGTAACTATACCTTTTATTAATTGTATATTACTTTGTTGGTTTAGAGGAAATATGAATTGGTTACTTTGGTTTAAAAGGAATGAAGAAAAAAATGGGTTGTCGTCTTTTGGTCTTAGTACTTTTGAAAATATATTTTTATCTATATTACCATCCGCTTCAGGAAACCAAAATTGTCCTGTCGCTGCACCTTCATTGGGTACAAATTCACTCCATCCTTTAACATAATTATAGTCGACTTCTGAATCTCCAATCATATAATTAGTAAAGGTTAATTGTCCTTTTGCTAATTGTTCTCTACCAATATCAGTTAGTTTAACTCTTACTAAGGTAGTATCTTGTTTATTAATGTAACTCATTTCCTCTTTTATTTATTAATAAATATATCAAATGTTATTATTTTAATATGATTGCCCACTATTAAATTGTATTTCTATATTATTTACATCACTATAGTTTACACTATAAATAGTTTCACCAATAATAGGGGTATAAAATTTTTCATTTTTAACCCTATATATAAATTTATCACCTGCGACTGCATTTGTCAATGTTATAGTATCACTATATGTTTTTTGTCCTATAATATAGTCAACAACAAAACTATATTCTATTGATTCAAAAAATTCATCAGTAGGATCAGTCACTTCTATTGTAAACCTACCAAATGTTTGTGTTGGTGCATCGTTGATAGACCAGCTAATTGTAGGCGTATTATTAGGTACTAACCCATTTATCGCGGCAGTAGGAACATAAAACGCTTCTATTATATCGCCAACAACTAAATCATCTTCAAATATAATTCTTCTACTATCAGATAAAGATAAGTAATATTCAATATCTTTACTTAATATTGTCCCATTTAAAGATAAAACAACATCACTATTAGGGACACTAGTCAAATAAAATTCATATTTATTTTGTGTGGTATTATAAAATACTCTATCTGTAGAGGATTGTGTACTAGTTGAGCCACTTTTTATTGTTGTAGATATCGTATATAAATCCGCCAATAAATCGTCACTACCTCCATTATTAATATATGCATATGTTAAAACTTGATTAGGTAATGGATTAAATAATAATTTAATATATGGTGTAGTTGCAGAGGTAACTGCACTATATTCAATATTCTTAGCCAATACAGAACCATTATATGAGACTATTGGGTCAGATAAACCATTTACTACGTACTCAGTAGTACCACTTTCAGTAAACCTACTTTGTACTACTAAATTACCTATGTCTTGAGGTTGAGGTGCGGTAGAACTATTAAATAGTGGTTTTTGTGATTCAAACAAAGATATAAAATACCAATCCGTTTCGGGAACATATAAACCATATAATTCACCTCTTTTATATGTATTAATAGTATTTTTTGTGACTTTTTGTTTCTTCGCCAATAACGTGTTTACATTATAAGTCCAGTAAGATTTTATTAAAAATTCACCCTCACCTATATTTAATGTAGGTATATAAATGTTATTACTTGTATTAGCAGTTAAATCTTTATAATCTATAACAAAATTAGATAATGCGGATTTAGTAAATTCACCAATACTTTGTTCGTATCTATAAACCTCACCAAATAATGAAAGTTTTTTAGGTTCAACTACGTTATTAACATTATTCACTAAAACGTCAAATAAGTATCCTGTCCTACTTTTAGGTATAATATAAACTGATCTATCACAAGAAATAGATTTGTCCGTTATAACATTAGGTAATCCCCAATATGAAGATGTACCGGTGATACCACTATTAGTTAAAGATAAACCATCACTTTCAAAATTACATTGTACACCCAAACCATTCGGTCTATGTATAATATGTAAATTAGTATTGTTATAATCTGCAAGATAGATTCTCTCATCAGGTGCTAATTGTAGTGCCCCAAAACTCGCCCCACTAATGTTACCTACCTCAATTACATTGTCTATCATTTCAGTAGAAGAGGTATAAGTTAAATCCAATTGATATACTTTTTCACCTGCACCTTCACTAACATAAAACTTAGAAGAATCTGAAGAAAACTCCAACCCATAAGGTCCAATATCAAAAGTCATTCCCGTTAATGATATAAAATTACTTAACGTACCACCTGTGGAATCAAAATCAAAAATGTCTATAATATCCTCATCATATAATAAAGATATTAATTTAGAACAATCAGGCGATGTCTTCATATAACCTCTCGCAGTATTGTGTGTAGAACCGATATTTGTGATTATCGGTCCACTTAATCCTGTAGAAGATAATTTATACGTATAATATGATGTATCACCACTTGTATGTGTTATAACCCAATAAGAGTCTTCAGTTGTATTACTACACGCAGTTACTTTTTCAGTTAATGGTGAATTAATAAGTTTAATGTTTTTTGTTTCAACTACACCATCTCCGTTTTGTAATCCCATATTAACTATAGAATATTCAAATCCATTAGGATTACCGTTATAATCTGTAGTAAACAAATAATACTTATCAGATTCAGGTTTAGGGACAATAACAACTGATTGTGTTGAGGTTCCCGAACTAGATAAACCCGTACCATTAGACATAACTGTGTTTCCGCTAGTATAAACCGTTTCACCATTTGTATAGAATAATAGTTTCCCCTCTTTATTAGATAATGAGGCAACACCTTCTTGTGATTCCATCGCCCCACTTAATATAACTGGCGTTCCACCACTTTGTATAGGGTTAAATGAAATCCCTGAATTTTTACCAAAGAACCAATTATAATTCATTCTATCATATGTTTCACCAGTATATGTTACTGGACCACATAAAGTATCTGCGGTAGTGGTAGGGATTTTTCTAACACCTCTTATCGTAACTTGTGGGAAATCAAAACTATCAAAGTCCGATCTTTCTATATGATTATATTTCGCCCTATTACTTACAGGTTCCCAACCATAGTTATTACTTTCATTTCTACTAGAAAGTAACTGATATTTTTTACCATTATCTATATAAAGTATTTCATTATTCTCAGTAATTTCTATCTCAGAATTCGAGTCACTTACGTTACCTGAAAAATTTAATGGTATTGTTTTTTCTGTTAATCTATTTCTAAATATGGATTGTCCGTATTTATCAGGTTTAGATATTAAAAATATATCATCTATTTTAGATAAATCTGTAGGTAGGAATAATGATTTTTCTGTTTTTAAAAATGTAGACATAGAGGATGCCTGATAATTCATATCAGTACCTATATTTAAGTTAATAGGTGATTCAATTTCAGTTATAACTTCACCTCCTATTGATATTGGATTTACTATTTTACCTCTAATTCCTGCCATATTTAAATTATATTAACTTATATGATAAATCAATTAGTTCATTATGATTAATATATTTTGTGTTGTTATATCCTTTTAATACCATCTTTTTCTTTTTATTATATATATTAAAAAATTAACTTAAATCATTAACAATTATGTATCAATTCTTGATTATAATACCATCCAGATAATTGTTCTGGTGGTAATGTTTTAGTGAAATTAGGTATATCAAAATCAGGATCCCCAAATATCTCTACATTACCCTCATATTCATTACTGTCATATATTTGTGTTATAAACACTGTATTATAATCACTTACTAACGTATTCGCCTTTCTAACACACTTATTATATTTATCTCTAAGTCCCGCAATAAAGTTTCTTTGTGTTTCATATGCGGTAGTACCTTGTGTAAATCCAGATAAATTATTTTGTGCATTTATTAGGTTTTGAGTTATACCACTACAACTCATAAAGTTCATATAATAATTTTGTTGTTGTTGTAAATACTCATTTTCTAATGTACCTAATTGATTATTTAATTCTACTAATTGTTGATTTAATTTATCTAACTCACTATTAAGTAAATCAATTTGACTTTGTTGTGAATCAATTAAATCTTGTAGGTTTGGTGTGTCTAAATCTTGTAGTCTTATTGCACATAACTTACTTTGTTCAACAGAAATTTGTTTCTTAAGTAGGACAATCTCCAACTCTTTATTTAATATGTTAGTCTTAAGTTGTGTTATTTCAGGACTTGATGGATATATAGGTTTTTGTTCTACTAATGAATGTTTAGTTTCAGAACCAATACTAAAGTCTGTTTGTGCAGATAATGGACAATCAACTTCAACATCTATGAAATTCAAACTATATCTCTTATAGTTAAACTTATTGTTATCAAAAATAGTATTTCTATATATCTTTCCAGAATTATCACACCCTTCCCATATAGTAGTTGCAGGTACAACTTGTTCTAATAAGTCTAACCAATAGTCACCAATCTTATCCATAAACTCAAACATAGTGTCGTATGTATATTTACCAGATAAGTCTTTACCACAATTACTTGCGTTTAGGTATAATTCATAGAACAACCTTAATAATGGATAATCACTAATTGTTTGTCTACTCTTAACGTCAATTAAATTAGTTTGTACTAATTGATCAAATACTGCTTTAATATTAATCTCTGATGGTTGTATATCTAAATAATCTAATGGATTAATACAGACATTATAAGAAGTACCCGTATAAAAACCATTAGAACACTCGTTTAATGTACCACAATATTCACAATCCCCATTGCAATTAGAACAACCATTTATTGGTTTCCAAACACAGGCGCTGATGTTACTATCCCATTGATAGTTCTTACCTAAATCTAAACCGCCCACACCTTCACTATTAAGTAAATTATTAATTGTTTTACAACAACCAGAATTTACAAATGGGGTTTGGTTGAATGTTTGCGCAGTTATACCACTTAAAACTTCAACCAAAGTACCACCAGTATATGGTGTACTACCTGTGTAAATATAAGATTCATAAAATGATATAGTACCATCATAATTTTCGGTAATTAACCCAAATAAATTATCAATTTCTCGATTATTATTTAATATTAAAGTATCAGTACCACAATTATTTTTTTGTATACTAAATTTACTTAGTGAAGAACCTAAATTTAATAATTCATAATAAGACGCATTTAGTGATGTAGTATAATTCGAGGTTAGTGTATAGTAATTATTTTTCAATTCTAATACTTGATTTTCTAATAAATCTGTAAACGTAGAACAACTAAATGTTAATCCTGATGTTGATGCCGATAAATCTAAAGTATAATTTTCTAATGTAGTAGAACTATAAACTTGCCCACTAAATATAACTGTATTTGCAGATGTACAACTATTTATACAATTATTACAATCAATATTTTTCCAATAATTAAATACGTCACATTCTATTGCCTTCGCAGGATCAATACTGAAAGTTGCATTTTTAACATTTAATATTAAATCAGAATGGTTAACATCATAATCTGTATATCTATATTCTAAATCTAACCATAGTCTTTCTTGTTGCGCACCTAATTTAACTATTTCATAATTAGATGTAGAACCAGTATTACAATCACCATTAGGGTATATTGTTTGTTTAACTACCCCACCATCATAATAAACCCAAGATTTTTTATTGTCTATAACACAACTTAATTGTGGTACCATACAATCATTTATTGATAGTATTCTATTTGTTTGACAATCAGAAACATTAACTTGTATATTATCAACCAATAAACACAATGAACATTCATAATTCTCTATACCAATAGAGAAGAATAATTCTTTGTTTGGATATAATCTTCGTAAATCATCACATACACACTCTGGTATCGTAAAATTAAATGTTTGCCACTCAGGTTCAAACATCTCTGAGTTATATGGTACATTTAATTGTGATAGGTGATTAAATATACCATCTTCAATTACCGCAATCTCTTGTTCTGTACCTTCTAAAATAACTCCAGTATACCCATTAGTAGGATCCCATTCCCATATTGGGTTAACCCCTTGTGTATATGGCAAATAAGTTAAACCTGTGTCTATATTTGTCTGAGTATCATCATTTGTATTATTAACAAATAATTTAAAATTAACTTTTAATTTATTTAAATATGAATCAAAATTACTATTATTTTCTTCTTCATAAACTTCATAATCCCCTACCAATTTGCTGTACCAATTATCATAACATTCTTGGGTTTTTTGTTCAATAGTTGGTATCTCTTGTTGTAGTTCTTCTAGTGATTGTTCAATTACTAATGTATCGATTACATCACAACAATTTTTTATTTCCTCCTGTTTACTACTATAAAAACATTCTCTACCAATAAAAGTAAATGTACCATCTAATTGAATTACATTGGAATTACAACATTCTAATGGGATATTTAAACCGTTGTATAATAACGCACCTGATAGTGAAGAGGTTAATAATGATGGGTCAATAAAATCACATATACCATCTCCAGTACCTAATGTTCCACCAGATAGTGGTTCTAATACAGTATTACCAATATTATTTTGTTCAATCTTAGTACCCGATATTATCGTATTTTGTTCTATTAAGTTTTGATTTAATAGAATATTTGTTTCTTCAAGTTCTACCGATAAATCACTTATTTGTGATATATTTTTATTGTAGATAATGTCTAGTTCTATTTTTTGTGTATCACTTAAAACTAAATTACCCGAATTGTCAGTAATATTTTCAGTATTAGTATTTAATAATTCCGCAGTTTTAATAATTGTATTTTGCGTATCATTATTTTCTATTATTGACGACTGCTTAGATTCATCGTAACTAATAGTGTTATTATAATCTGTAGTTAATCTATTGATGTCATTATTAACATCTAATAGCTGACTTTCAATTTCACTAATTAAGGTTTGATTATTATCAAATTTTGCGTTATTTAGTTCTTCATTTAATCTATTTTTAGTAAAACAATCTTCTAATAGTTGAGAATATACCAATTCTTCATTCTGATTTTCTAATGTTTTTGTCGATATACAAACATTAAATTCATTTTGTTTAGTACCATCATTAGAGTTAATATCACCGTAAATTAAACTATTACAATACGAATTATAGTCAAAGTTTCTTATTTCATTTATTTTATTTTGATAAACGGAGCAATCTAATGGGTTATCTACATTAGTAATTGCTTTTTCAATGATAATATTATCCCCACTTTTTTTACTAATATCATTTTCTATTAATAGGATTTGTTCATTAAGTTTATCTTCACTACTTTTTAATTTTTCTAATTCAGTTATTTCTTGAGTGGTTAATCCATTAAAAGTTTTAATAACGTCTATTTGTGAAATAGTACCATTTAATGGTTCCGCACATAATGAATTATATTGTCCGATAACATTCATTATCGCACTTTCTAATGTCTTATAATCTGTCAATAATTTAGACCATATACCACACTCTAATGGTACTTCTAAATTACATATACTTTGTGTTGTTATATAATTATTATATTGTATGTCACAAGTTGGGAATAGTAGGGTTAAATTAAAACAACCCGATATTTCATTCTCCACATTCGACTTAATATTTTTATATTTTTCAATGAACTGTAATATCTCTCCCGTATTAAAGTTTAATGTTGCTAACAAATCTTGCGAAGGATTAATAAATAATTCCCCATAAGTTGTGTTTATCTGCGAAACCCAATTTTGATTCACAGACGCCCATTGTGTTACTGACACAACATTTCCACCCAGTGCGTTACAACATTCTACATTTGGTTCTAACACATTGGTATTTTGCCAAATAATATACTCTTCTGTTACATCCTCTCTATCGTTAAAATTACCTTGTAATGTTTGCGACTCATCTATACTATTTGTAAACGCAACGAAATTTAAACAATTAATATTACTAATTGTATTGTCATGTATAATTGCAGGATTACAAGATATATTATTCGCACAATCAATCAAATTGCCGGCATCATATTTTAACATATAATCAAAAGAGAAATCTATTGTACAACTACAATCTTCTAATTCAGGTAATTTAAAACCCTGCCAATTCTCACTTCCGAATACAACTGAAACATTATTAAAATCATCACATCCAACCCTATTAGGGTCAACCGCCGCACTAAATATAGTATTAGGGTTATTAGAATAAGGATTTTCACCTTTATATGTTATTAATTTACCACTGTTTTGATCAATAGTAAAATACCCAAACTGATAATCGTAGAATTCTGCAATTAACTGATATAAATTACTAACTTCCTCCGTACTATCCCAATCAATAATAAAATTATTATCATAAATAATAGGTTCAAAACTAACTCTCCCATACTCATCAATTGCATGAACCTCCCAATTAGAAGGATTCATAAGTGAAGGGTCATCTAAAATAGAATTAGGGGTTGCAATAATATTATTATTCGTATTTACAACTTCTTTTACTAAAATTGATTCATTAAAACAATCCCCAAAGATATTTGTAGAATAATAATTATATACACTACCTATTGGATTTTGTAAATCATAATATGTTGTATTAATTTGTTCATCAATATTCGGCATCGTATAATTACCCAAACTTAACCTATCTTGCAAAGTAAACTGAGGGACTTGTTCATCACTTAAACCATTCAAATTATTTTTCAAACATACTATATATTCTTTTTGACCATCATTTACAATCGTATAGTTCATCCCATAATATGCACAACACTCAGGACTACTCACTACCGAAGTAATATCACATGAAACATAACTAAATAATGTTTCAAAAGAGATAGATAACTGATAATCTCCCGATAAAAATGAGTTAATAATTTCTTGTGGAGTGTATCCAATCACAACCTCAAATTCTGATAATGGTATTGTTTGTTCATAAATATATTGGTAACATCTATCGTATAACTGAAAAATATTATCAGGTACTGTATTCTCAGTCATTAAAAATGGTACTATACCATTTTCTAATGGTTCTAAAGGTTTACCAACACAAGGCGCCTTTGTTGTACAATATTCCGTAAGTCTACCATATTCATTAACATACGATACAAAATTACCATTATTATTTCCACAACATTGTGGAAATTTATCGAAACTAACTTTATTCCCATTTTCATCTTCATAATATAAAAATGGAGAACACTCTTTTAATGAAAGATTATCACAACTATATTGGGTGGTTTCTACTTCTACCCCATTTAAACAAATCTCCAAAGTTTTATTAGTATCACAATCTTCAGTAGAGATTTCATTTAAACAATTTTTTAATGATAATTCATAATTATTTTTAATAATCTGCCATTCTGGAGAATAAACTAAATAACTATCTTTTTGTATTAACTCTAAAAATGCATTATATTCTGCTTCCGCCTCTGCAAATGCTTGTTGTAATGTCGTCTTTCCATCATTTTGTAACGGAGTTTCAATAATAGAGTAATTAACATTCAAACAATTATCTATAGGTTGGTAATTATTTGTATTACTATTGTATGTTAATTGTGTAGTATAGAATGTCGTTCCTGTAGGAATACCATTAAAAATACCATAATTATAATTTACAAAATAATTTTGTCTTATAGTGTCTGCAGTTATAACTACGGTAGGTTCATTATCGAAATTAGGTATATAACATCTACTAAAATATTGTAGATATTCACTACCACCATCATAAGGACCAACATGTGGATTATTACCATTTAATACTGTTAATACATTACTACCATAAGTTTCTCTATACCAACCACCCGCTTTTTGGAAATACATATCTGTAATACCATTCTCTACAACTTCTCCAGTTTCGGGATCAATAAAGTTACTAATTACTAAGTCACCATTAACTGGTGGTAATGGGAACCCATCATCATCATAAGGTATATTAGACAAATCAACTTCACCAGTATAAATGTATAACAACCTTTTTATTTCTTCGATGTCTAATGGTTTATCTACAACTACAATATATTCATTAAAATTAACTAATGACTCAGGCGCACCAATAAATCTAAATAAAAACTCAACCGCTTTCCTACTACCCTTACTTTTCCATAACCAAGCAATATTAAGAATCAATCTTCTGTATAACTCAACATCAATTTGTTCTTTTGTAAGATTTGTTGATGTTCCACTAAATTGTCCACCACCATTACTCGGTAAGTATAGTTTAGAAAATGATGTGTCACTAATAAAATTAATCGGTTCTAATCCTAACATAAATGCTAGATCCTTCACTAAAACGTCCGGTAAATTATTTCTTTTATTATATGTTACAACATGTGCAAACTTAATACCATTAATATATTTTTTAACATAATCAAATTCAACACCATATATCCTAACCAATTTAGTCGCCTTTTCACCATTTAATGTTAAATCTTCTCCATCTGCCTTTGGTAAGGTGTCAAAACTATTTATTGCTTCAGTAGTATATTTTCTAAATATGATGTCAGTATTTGTTTGATCTAATCCCTCACCCAATTTCGTCAATTTATTAAGATAAGCGATATAAAAGGTGTCGAAGAAATTAAGGTTATACCCATCATCCATTAAAGGGAAATCGTATACTTTTTTACTAGTTAATAATACACCATCATCAGTATAATTACTACTAATAATCTCTGCCCTATATATTGGAGTAATATCTCTATTTAGTATTGTTCTCTGAAAATCATCTAACCCACTAAAGAACTTCTCAATTTCAGACTCATTAGGTTTTATAAAATAAGGGATAGAAGCATCTACATTGTTACTTAAAAAGCTATATTGTGGTATATAGATACCAGTAAGTTCAGGAAATGGATTACCATCTACAACCAAAGTTAACTCCGAATTAGTTTTTTGTGTTGCCGGTGTTATACTTTTAATATTTTTTACTATTCCATTGTGTTCTATAACATATGACCCATATTTTAAAGTAAAATTCCTTAAAGGATTTTCTTCACTATTTGTCGCAACATACTTAGAATCTTCAGTATATTTTATTGCATATGGATTATTAAAGAAATTACTATTAACTTTAAATGTTGATTCGTCACTAGAGATATCATAAACATAGTCAGTAATATTATTACCTGTAACGCTACCAACTTTATTATCTACGTATATTGCGGCAGGCCAATTCTCCTGTATATCTATTAAAGATGCTCTAATCATCTCACTAGAAGATCCATACCATATATAACTCAAAGGATTTGTAATGTCTATGTTAAGTTTAGCCTTAACATTACTTTGAATGGTTGATTGTGTGTCACCAGATGTACTAATGTCATCTAAAGTAAAAAATTTAGATTTAGTACCCTGAGTGAATAAGACATTTGGTTTTGGGTCTAAATTAACAGATATCGAAAAGTTACCATTAGTAAATAATGTAGTACCCCCCTCACTAGTAAGTTGGAACCCTACTAAATCAGGACTGAAATTCCTATATTCAATGTTGTCATTGAAAAATATTCTTTTTGCGTATCCTGCAATTTTTATTCTATTATTGTTCGCCATTTATCTCTTTAAAAGTCAGTTATATCATCAAAATCTTTAGTTGGGTCAATAGTAAACTTCTGTTCCCTAACTTCAAACAATGGTTTACCTGTAAACTGATCTTTAACTTCATATAAGTTATATTGTCTGTATATTTGGTTACCGAAGTTGTATATAGTATAAATACCATCTTCTAAAGATTTTGTTTGGTTAGAGAACAATGCATATGCTAAAGTTTCATCATCGAACTCAACCATTTCAATCTCTAACATAACAGGATCAAAAAATGTATTTGTTATAATAACCCCCTGTTGTGGGTTACCAATGAATGGTATTGCGTTAGGTTTTATTGATGGTGCCGATGAAGGAGATACCGTACAAAAAACACTTGTGGAGTTATCATTAAATGTATATGCAACAGATGCATTAGAGTTTCCTTGATTTTGTGTAACAGGCAATGCTCTATTATTAGAGGTAATAATTCTAAATAAATTTTGTATTTTATCTTGCCCAGTACCAGTTTCTTCTTTAAGATACTCAACTCTATAACCAACTAAATTACCATTTTCAAATCTATCTTGTAAATCTAAAGGTATCTGATTTATGTCAAATACAATTCCTTTTACATCTTGATTATCAATTAAAACACTACAGTCTTGTATTGTAGTTCTAATTTGTCTAGGTCTAATTATAATATTGAAAAATCCCTTTGCACCAAAAACATTAGTCGGTAATTTTAACGTATATAGTCCACCGAATATCTCATTTGTGTTGTTTGGGTTAGACGCAGGAATTAATACCTCCGCAGGATCTAAAGGGATTAATTGTACATCTGTTATTAATTCCCTATTAGGGGTATAACTATAAAATATCTCAACATCGTTTATTGATACGTCTGCTGGTCTTATTGTTCCATAATTTCCTGTTGCCATAACTTTTTTTTTAAATTCTTATAAATCCACCTCTATTTGTGTCAATATCATTAGTTGTTTTTATTTCCGACAATAACGCATGTCTCTCAAATATATCTGCAATACCCCTATTAATAAATACTACACTATCAACTTCTGGTTTAAAAACAACACCTAAATATTCTTCTTTTTTTGTTGTCGCACTTAATGATGTATTAAATTCATTCCATCCACCATTACCTGTCTCAAAAATTGTAGTTTTATAAGATGTATTTTTACCAAAATCATCAACTTTTTTAGTATATTTATTTTTAAATGTAGTGTATTTTATTCCAGTATTATTTATATCATTAACATTTGCACCGATTTTATATATGGTTTTTTCGATATCTTCAGAAATAACACCATTAAAAATATTTGTAGTATCATCGGAAGTATTAAGATTAGGTACGTATATATCATCACCCGAAACATCTTTTCGATATGATTTAACTTGACTTAACAAACTGTCATCTGTATACCCCGATATATTAATATTATCTTTATAATAAAATTCTACAGGTGCGCCTGCCAATCTCCCATATGTAAACGAATTAAACCCTTGTGGTTTTGTAGTTAGAGTTTCTGTTTTTGGGGTATATGGGTTATCAGTAAAAATACCCATATCGTCTATTTTTTGTGTAATAAATAGACTAACATCTATAGTATTAGGTATTTTTTGCCCAAATGAGTTTAGTTTGAAATTACCTTCTTTGTCGATTTTAAATTCAGGAATAGTACCATAATAATATTTGGGGTTACTCTCATCAATAACAGTTTTACCCTCAGAATTTTTTATAAGAACACTTTTCGGTATAGACCTAATAGTGAAATTCTCTAAATTTATTTTTTTTCTAATATATTTCATAACTTAAATATAAATACATTAAATTGTAGTTTGCCAAAATGTTAAAGTAGGTATACCACCACCACTAGGGTTTAAATTAACGCCTGGTGGTACTAAGGATTGTCTACTATTAGGTGAAAATCTGTATTTATACACACCATTATCATTTCTTAAAATTATTTTTAAGTACAATATCCCATTTTCTCCTTCTAAATTACTTATTGTTATATTATTGGGGTCAAAATCTTTTGACGGGGCTAATTCATAAACCCTACCATTAGATGCATTATTAAATTGTAATACACCATAAACTTCATATTCTTGATTTGGTGCATTGTCTACTAGGTCTTTGAACCAATAAATGTGAAATCCTTCATGAACCTCTTCAGGTTGTGTCACAGGATCCCCTAAAATAAACGTTATAGGACATTCATCTATCGGTAATGTAAATCCAAACTGGTTCTCTTGTTCAGTACCAACTTGCGTATAAATGTCTGAAAATGTTAATAATTCATTTTGTCCACTATTAGGCGTATCATATAAAGAGAAACGAATAAAACTATTTATAAATCTATTTGTCCTACAAAAAACATCATCAAACGTAAAATTAATGTCTTCATATACACCTGATTCTGCACCACTACCTCTATGTTGTGGGGAACCTAAATTAATACTTGCAGGTGTATAAAAATTAAGGTTAATCTTAAATTTATCTATAAGATTACCATTATTATCTTCAGGTTTAAATATTACTTTTTTGTAATCAACAATAGGGTTTATAGATTTTTCTATCTCATCTTTTACAAATTTATCTTCTATTAATTCTGCGTTATCCACAGGAAAGAAATTTGTTTTAAGTGGTATATCTATAGTGGTACCAGTACCAATATTACCTATCAATATTTTTCTTCTATCAACAAACATCGTCTATTTCATTTTGATCTAACGTAGAGAAATCAACACAACCACCCGCAATATCTCTCTTACCTAATTCATATTCGCCACTGTAATCCGCCAATGTAACTTCTAAATCTAAATCATCCACCCCATTATAATTTACTATGTTATACACACCATCTACCCCACTACTACCAATTAAGGAAGATATTTGTGGTCCACTAACAAATGTGTACCTTAAAAATGTTGGATCACTTAAAAGTTTTAAAAATTTATCTTGTTGTATGTTATCTATATCGGATGCACCTAATGTTATATCTTCTGATATTAATAAAAAGTTACATGGTGGGTCTTGTCTCTCTAAGTAAAAACGTTTATCCAAATATATATAATGTGTACCACTTTCAAATGGGTAATCAACTCCTCCTCCACTACTATCTACAAATCCAATATCTAATAAATCTCTCCATTTATAAACATTAGTCGCAATCTCAGTGGCGTAATCAGGTATCTGAAATGATTTTCTTAATTCCACAATATCTATTGGGTTTGTAATGTTAAATTTATCAATTATTGTTTGTAGATTTACTAAAGGATTTATATAGTTCGAATACTCTCTTATTTGTATTAAATTAAATGGTGTATAAATATAACCCTCATTTTTATTCTCTTTATTACTATCAATAGAATTTAAAAACTCTCTATATATAGTATTAATTCTATGATAAACAACCTCTAATCTTCTTTCTAATAATTCATTTTCATTATATTCTACAATATCACCATCAAAAAACTCATCGGACCCATCTATGTTTTCATAATATAAAGAACCGACATAGTTAGGATCTTTATATGAACGTATATTATAATTAATGTTCACATCATTTTCTAAATCATACCCACCCGATATAGGAGTCCAAAATCTTGTGTTAATTGTACTACTTAAATTTTGTTGTTGTTCTAACCAGTACTGCGAGTTAACAGATGTTGGATCACTATCATTGTCATTTTTTATAATTGTTAGGTATAATTCACTTAATGGTCTCCCTAAATTATCTATAAGATTTTTTACATCAATATCAGTCTTAAAATTAAATGCTGCAACATCATCATTAAAATATGTTACACCATACGCCGCAGGATATAAATCATAGTCTTTATAATCTATCGTTAAAGATTTAAATCTTCTAACATAGTATTGTGATGGTTTATCTTTTATAACTCTTTTAACTGTTGATGTTCCTATGTTAAACCCTATCTCTGAAGGGTCAATATCAATGATAAAAGTTCTTAGTTTTTTATTGTTAGTTTGGTTACCTAACTTAAATACCCTATAAAATTTATCATCTAAATTAAGTGTGTTATTCGCAGTTAAATCAATAAAATTATTTAATTGTATCTTATCACCTTGATTTAAACCGTGATTCATTGCGGTTCTAAACCCAACATACATTCTACCATTAATCTCAATCTCAAATTGTTCAATAACAGGTATACCATCTTTTAATGTTATTCCTAAATTATTTTTAACTATTTGTATATCCTTTTTTTCAAATGGATAAGTAATCTTTAATAGGTAGTTTTGTTTACCATCACTATCTAACATTCTTAATCTATCGTATCCCGGATCAAAAGGGAAAAAATCACATAACGCACTTTTATTGTCATTAAATTGTAACGCATCTTCATCTGGTTCATCATTATAATATCCTATCCAACCGTCCTTTTCGAAAATTCCCGCACTTAAAATTGTTTTAGTTTTTATATTGTTTTGGTTGTCTTCGTAAATTTTAATATTTTCATTGAATATAGGATTACTAATAACAGGTTTAATCACACCATAAAATCTATATATTGTACTTTCTTTTCTTTCTTTTTCGAATTGTTCAAATTGACTGACAGTAGTATCAATATCATTTAGTGGTATTGGTTTATTAGTGTTCTCCAAACCTAATTGTATCTGCGTAGTCACATTAACATTGTCTGGTAACTTCACACTATTTAATAATATTTTATTTGTTTTTTCCATTATATTACTGTACTTTCACTTTTTCAACTAATGTTTCACCTAAGCAAGTTTTATATATTGTGAATGGATTATCAATACCATTATTGATGTTGGGTGAATTATTAATATTTTCTTCCACAGAATCATTACTCGCACCTAAACCTTGTAAAGTAACCTCATTAATTCTATCTGCAAAGAAATTAGAAACTGTTTTATGTAATGCAGTTTTACCAGGTACTAAACCAAAATATAAATAATATGGTGTCTGAGTCCTATTGAATTTAACACCTTTAATTGCCTCACTTCCGTTATTTAAATCGTTATTTAATGAATTACCATCGAAAATTTCATCTATATTATCTCCCTGCGCAGTTTGTCCAAAATCAATTGTATCATCACCATTAGGATAAGGTATAAATCCTGAAGTTTGTCCCGGCGCTAAACCATAAAAATAATCTGTATCCCCATTTGACTTTGCCCCCACATAACCACATCCGTCACCAGGAATAAAAGAATCTCCATCATTATATTCCGAATATACAATCTCACCACCATCCTCATCAGGTAATTGATAATATAAATTTGTACCATCAGATAACGTTATTTCAGGATAGGTATTATACTTATTCTCAAACTGAACACTTCCTGGTTTTTGGTGATGAAAACTTAAATCGTCACCTTTATACCCATTAAACCTCCTACAGAAATAATTTCTTATGTCTTCATCATGATCAAATCTTAAGAAACAACTCCCTATTTCTATACCAATGTCGTTTTTATCAATAATTTCAACACCAATTTGTGATTGGTTTACTGTTGCGGAAATATTAGAACAAACAGTATCACTACAAGAAAATTCCACATATGCTCTTAGGTTTAATGATATATCTTTTTTATCATCATATTTTTTAATAGTTTTTTTAATACCCAAACCTTCTAATCCTGTGTATGGACTAGGTGAATTTTCAAACTTATACTTAATATCTTCATAACTAACATTAAATGTTGTAGGTGGTAATTGATCCATAATGAATGGTACATCGTCAATATCACAATAAACACTACTCCCTAACTCCATTATAGTAGTAGGTAACATTAAATTAGCCTTATATTCAATATTATTATATTTTACATCATCATTAGGTATAAAAGGTGTATAGTAAATGTCACCTTTATCCCAACTTATCAAACCATGTTTTACAATGCCAACATAATTTTCATATTCACTTCCTGGGTATACACAAGGTCTAACACCGTTAGTACCACAATCAGGTGTACATCCATAAGTTTCACATTCTAAACTAGACGATGTATCAGATTCCGATACTGGTTCTTCAATATCACCAAAAAAGTCGTCCTCAATAAATTCTGCTGGTGGGACAAATGAAGCGTCAGGTACACAATCTAATGAATTTTTAAAATATTCCTTTCTCTCCACCATTCTAGTATTATCACATATATTCCTATGGTGTCCATGTCCACCAATATTATCCCATGTAGAAAATCCATTAGTGTCCTCAGTTTCCACATATTCAGGTTTACCATGATCACCCTCAACATCTCTATCTTTAACAATAAATGGAATTTCCTGTGAATTAAATGTATCTTGAAAAGAAGAGAAATTTTCAAAAACTATTTTACACCCATCAAAAGATTGGTTAGTCCCATTAAATTCTAACTCTTTAACTGCCTGATCTAAATTAGGTACCTCTAAATCGTTTTCAGGTGTACCATACCAGTCAGTCACTCTTTTACCTTTAATTTTAGTAGTACAACCACCAACTGTTATAGATGGATTACTAAATATGATAGATGGTATTTTTATTCTCCATTGTTTATATGTTGGGTTACCTTGAAAATTACTATCACTTCCTCTTTCTCTACACTCAAAATCACAAAACTTATCTTTTTTTATTTGACCAAATTTTCTTTTAGATTTTTTTAACTTATACTTTCTTTTAATTAATGGAAAATATAAAGAACCCCCTACCCAATCATTGTAGAAATCAAATTTCAACATTCTTAAGAATACAGCAACAGGTTCCATAACACAAGAAACCCAATCTTTTATTCCAGGTGTTTGGGTACCTCCACAATTAACACAACTACCTATTTTAACATAAGTTGCGTTACACCCTAAATCATCACCAAAAGGAGTTTTAATTAATGATATCCTATATTCTTTACCTTCATCTGCACATTTTAATGGAATTAATGGGATTTTTGCACAACATTTAGTACAACATTCAGATTCACTGCCACAATTTGACGTATTATCTGGACAACCATATTCAGGGTTAGAACAACAACTATGTTGGTTTAACCCGCAGACATCTTTACATTTCTTACAAAGTAGCCCACCAAACAAACACGTAAATTTAAAAGTTATACAATTACCTAATATCTTAATACCTTCTGGACATGGTTGAGTTAAGTCGCATTCTTCACATTCTAATCCACCATACCAATTGATTCCGTCTCCTACCCTATACCTTCTACATCCCGCAGCAGGTGAAGAGGCACACGACCCATAATTATAATACCAATCGGTAACGTCAGTATCTGGTGGACTTTGTACGGGTCCAGTGCCCGGATTATTAACACTATTTACCGCATCAATGACTGACGGTATTGTTCCGGAAGCAGGACCCGCCATATCATCATAATTAATATATTCACAACTACCTGAATTTTCATCACTTGCAGGTATTGATCTATTATTAACATCAATACATGCACTATAAGGGTTTTCACCACCAGAAATTAAACCACTTAAATTCCCATCATTGTCTGACCTTATAGTATCACAATCTGCAGTTGTTTTAGGGTCACCATTATCTTTTTGTTCTTTCCAACAACCATCACCATCATCCCATGCCTGAGTTTGGACTTGAAATCTAGCCCTACTACCTTTGTTAGATATAATACAAATCCCCACAGGTAATTGTTTATTGCATATTGCACTAATTAATCCATTTATTACATTTAAAATACCATTAATAAATCCTACTACAATTGCGAAGAATGTTAATAATAGACATATTATCGTATATAACGGATTAAAATTAGTATCTATTCTATTGGTTGGGAATTTATTTACGCCCTCAGCGTTTATAATATCTTTTATACCAATAAAACCTCTCGCCTCATCATTTTTGATTTTTTGCATTCTACCTATATACTGTTTTACGGTATATACTTTTTTCCACCTAAATGGGAAAAATTCTTCTAAATAATTATACTGATTAGTAACGTCATTTTCATAAGGTGTACCTATAGTTATATCACTAAGTTGTTCATTTTTAGTAAATATTTGTTTTTCCTTAAGTTCTTTTTGTGTATATTCACCAAAATTAAAATTGTTGTTTGTATTAGGAACTAAATATTTTGCCCTTTCTCTAAGTCTTTTATCATTAGATGTGGCATCCATAGATATTCTAAACCTATAATCACCTTCAGTAGCAATTCCTTTAATACCATCAGGTGAAGGTACTAAATTACCAAATTCATCGGTAACTACTTTTCTTAGGTTCATTGGAACTAAAATTGACCAGTTACCATTATCATCTATAGAGTCTTCTTTAAAATTAAAAATTTCTACATTACCGTCAACAGTTCTTCTTATTGCCTCTAACTTACCACCACCCGTAATAACCTCATTAAGTTTACCCATCTCTCTGGCAGGCTTACAATTTTTATTTAATGAATCTTTTTCATCATCAGAAAAAATACTACCCATAAAAATAGAAGTCGGGGTAACCTCAAAATTAGGTTCAATATCATATCTATTAATACCTAACGCACTACCAACACTTAAACTATCACACCAATAGGGTTCGACTGTTATTGGAATATTTTCTGAAAATATTTGTGGTAAACTATTTAAATTGTTAGAACCTTTAAATTTAAATTTACTCTTAAAAAGATTATCACTATATCCTTGATCAATTAATTCAAAAGGTCTAGTCGAAATGAATCCAATGTCACTAACATCCATATCATAATGTAAGAAGTGTTCACCTACAGGTACACCAAATAAAATATAATCACCAGATTCGTTAGTTGTGGTAGTATACTTATAATATTTTTCATAAATTTCTAAAGTAGTCCTGTCATCTAATATTTCTCTCTTTTTAGGAAATGTACCAACAGGAGTATGATCTAATTTCTGTTGGTTTTTAGGTAAAACATTATATCTTAAACCATTAGAATTCTTTTGATCGGGAAATGGTTCTGTATATGGATATATAGATGACTTTACAGGGTCTTGTAAATCCGAATCTTCTACAGGTACAAATATAGATACTTTTACATTAGGGACACCAAAACCACCATTTACTATTACTCTACCCGCAACAACACCATAATCCGCACAGAAATTCTGATAATCGTCTTTTTGTGATATTTTTAAACTTAATATTTCTAAGTGATCATAGTTTTGATTAAGATCAACATTAACCTTTAAATATCCATTGTCTTCACCTGGTGTTGTCCTAATTCTATATGACTTAGACATAATTTAATTATCATTTTTTTACTTATTATCGTATACTTCAATATCTTCAATATTATTAGTTGCATATTCTTTAGTTTTACTGAATTGTTTTTCTCTTTTTTTCAGTTCTCTTTTCACTTTGAATTTCCCGTATTTAGTAAATATACCCATTAAAAAACTTTTAAACTTATTACTAACTTTATCAAGTTTTTTTGGTAAAAAGAAAGCGAAAAACATTTGTCCCACTAATACTATTATCACTAAAGGTATTGCAATTATTATAACAAAAAACGCAATTAGTCTAAATAAGAAACTACTTCCTGTTAAATCTGAAGGTAATAATTTTAATGTTTCTTCTGAAGGTATATCACTCACTACACCCGAATTTGATTGTTTACACGTACTACATCCCATAACTTTAATTTTTATTATAAAACTAACTCATTTTTTAAAAAAGTAATTATTATGAAGTAGAAATTGTTACTTTAATATCTTTATTAGGGTATTTTATTTCAAACATACCATTAGGTTCACCAAATAATGTATATCTACCTAAAAGATCAATTTGTCTTGTTTCCTCATCAATGTATGGTTGTGCAACTTCATTTAAAGAATATTTACCATTTTCATTAACTTTGTTAAATACCCTCAAATCTGTAACATTTAATACGCCACCAACATTATTAATGTTTTCAACTAACTGAGAAATATAGATATTGTCCCCCATATCCCACCTGTTGATATCGAAATAATTTTTAACACTATTAATAACACCACTAATCACATCTCCTTTAGGTACTGACTTATCCGCAAAAACATCTATTTCAAAACCTAAATTAAATACTTTACCATTTTTAATAGTCACATAGTCATTAATCATTCTATAATCTGCCAAATATTCTGCAATATTTTGTTTTAATGTTGACGTAGATTGTGTTGTAAGTTTCCCATTTGCATCTAACGCTAAAATAGAAACATTGATTTTATTTCTTTCTTCCCAAACACCAGTTCTAAATGGTACACCAAATCTACCAGGCATTAAAGGTACCCTACTCTGATAATCTTTTATCGTTACACATCTTTCTTGCGCGGAAAAATTATATTTTACTAAATTTCTTATTTCTTCTATTGATGGTTCTTCTTTCCCCCCTAACGCTGGTATTGGGTTATTAACACTAATACTATTTCTTATAACTCTATTTATATCTTCATCATCACCATTAACGACAGAACTAATAACACCTAACCCATTAATAGTATTTGGACCAATATTAGTATCCTCACCACCACCAACTCTATATCTCACATATAATGTATTGTTTGGTGACGGTATTTCACCTAAAGAAAGGTTGTTAACTATATTCCCAATTCTATCTATTTGTCCTCTACAACCAACAAATTCGTTTAATTCTGAAATATCTTCATCTCCCGCACCAAAAGTTATTTTACAGAAACCATTATCAGTATATTCTTTAATAAATCTTTGTGGTGCGTTTTTCCATTTACCCACTACAATACCTTCATTGTCAGAAACCGTATTTTCATCAACTGTATATACTTCACCTTGTGCCAATGCAGGTACCTCATACCAATTTAAGTCGAAATTACTAAATTCTTCTTCCGTAGGTGTTGTTGTTAAATTTGTACCTTCTTTAGTTATAATATTTTCAATAGACAATACATTATCTTCAGGTAAAATAACCTCTAAAAATGGTTTAAAATCAGACGCCCCTAAAGTCTTTTTATAAATTTTAGTAAACCCATTTAACATTATCTCTCTTTTAGTAAGTGAATAACTTTGGATTATACCATTACCATCAATATTAGGTATGATAAGTCTATTAGGTATCCCACCTGTTGCAAATGGTGATGAAAAGTCACAATCCTCTAACAACTCAAATATTTTACCCGCCCCTGATGCTTGTGAACCTTTTAATATTTTAGGTGCGTAACTTTCATCAAAAGTATCACCCTTTACAGGTATATTAGTAACTGTCCAATCTACTAAAGTAATACTAGGTCTTTTACCCGGAATATTTAAACCAAAAGTCCTAGCCAATTCTAATAATGATGACCTTTCTTGCGCATAATTAATCTGAGTTTCATTAAACATTCTATCAGTATGGAAACTTAACATATCACCTACCGCAGCGTTTAATTCTAATAACATCATACCAACAGATGCATCGTTAAAATCTGAAAACGTTTCTGGATAATATTTTTTAATGAACTCTACAAGTTGTTGTCTAACATCTGAGAAATTCCTAGCATTATAATCTATCTTTTTAGCCATACTTTAAAATGTTAATGTTACTGTATCAGAACTTTGGAATGTTCCATCTGTCACAGTATAAGTTAATTCTACAATTATTAATTCTTCAATGTCATCGTTCCTAAAATTAATACTATTAACTATTAAATTAGGTATATATCTACTTATACTATCGTTTAAACTTTTTTTAATCTCATCGTGTGTTATAGTATCATTAGGCTCAAATATGAATTTTCTTAAATCACTACCAAAATCAGGTAAATATAACCTATCACCTTTATTAGTTAATAATAAATGTAATAAATCCGCCCTAATTGCATCTCGATCAGTTTGATTTAATTGAAAGTAAAAACCCTTTCTACTATCTTTAAAAGGAAAATCAATATTTATATATCTAGTCTTTGCCATTTGTATATAAATATTGTACTATATATTTTTTTAAAAGAAATGGTAAAATAAAAAAAGTCAGAACTTAGTCTGACTTTGTTAAATACTTTATAAGATTTTAAACTTACTTTGTTGTATTAGTATTTCCTCTTTCGTGTTTTGGGTCATACGGACAATGTAAACATCCATTACCACAACATCTACCTCTTCTTATATGATATGATTCAGTCATAACCATTCTACCTTCTCTATCGTAATAGTAGTCCGTTGGTAGTAATTTATTACCAAATTCTCTCACATATAATTGTTGTATCCAATCGTTACTTGCATTTACAGTCATTTTATTTTTTTTTATTTTCAACAACTAATTTACAGACTTCATAAAATTCTTCATATGTTAAATCTCTTTTCATAATATTAACATTTTTATGTACCCATACAACATTTGTTTCTACATACCCTAAATTACTATCAATTCTTTCTAATGATGCAGAACTATCATCAAAATTAATTGGTAAACCAGTATAAAAACATTTACCGTTCTGGTTTTCATACAATTCAGATAAAAATTTTAAATCTATATTTACGTCTATGTCTCTATTTTTCGCCCCTATTATTATTCTTGATAATTTTTTACCTGGCACTTTACCATATCCTTTCCAAGCCGGATTTAATTCTTTAGGTTTAGATTGTCTACATACCTTACACCCTTTACTTGTACCTTTTAATAAAGTATAACAAGAAACATTACTTATATTTCCACAATCACAAACACAAGAAACTTTAGCTTCCTTATCTATAGTAACATTACCGTCAATCACTTCATATTTACCGAATCTTTGTCCTTTTGAAAATGAATTAAAATATTTTGTCGTACCTTTTTTACCCATATTTATAAATATACCGAATAGTGAGTTATTTAAATTTTTTCACTATTCGGTAATACTTTTTTTAAACAATTTCACATTGATTTCCAGAACAAGCCAATTCTCCACTCAAATCAGTGTTATCTTGTAATTCTATAACTTTTGTAAGATCAACATTTTTTAAAGTTGTTAGTAACATTTCATAATCTTCTTTAGTACAATCTTCATAAGGAGCCTGTTTATAAGTATGGTTAGAATATGGTAATACAGATAAACCATTATAATGTTCTCTATTATTCCACATCCATTCACCAACTAAATTCCACTCATCTTCTTTTATAGATACAGTAGCTGATACGTTGTGTGTGTTTTGTCCATTTCTATGACCATATTTAACCCATTCTTGCGAAACTTTTTTAACTCTTTCTAACATCTGAAATACCGATTCATATCTTACAATAGAACCTTCAGGAGACTTCTGTGGAATAGATATGACTGCAGTGTCATGTGGGCGGAAAATTTCATCCTCAACCAACTCTGGATGATTTATAGAAAGATAATCATAAATTGCTTCATTCTTACCAACTCTGATTCTTCTGATATAATAATCATTATGCCACGCATGGATTCCAGAAGATGTCCCTAAAACTAAAGATGACGTACCCGATGGTTTAACTGTAGTTGTCCTAGCAGCTTTATTAATACCTATCAACTTAGCAACTCTTACATTTTCTTCTTTAACCGCTTTCGCCGCAGATTTCATATCATAACCTAATACTACACCTGATCCGATACCAGTCATCCCTACACCGATTAATGCGTCTTTTTGTGTAGTTCTTTTCCATACATCTCTAAGATAATGGAAGTCTGTGTATCCTGCTTGCAATGTACCTATAAACGCTGCACCTCTAACTCTTTTCTCAAAGTCTTCTTGTGACTCTATATCTGAAGCATTTACTTCACATAGGTTACAGAACTGATAAGGTCGTAAACCTATCTCACAACATGGATTAGTACCCCAATCTTTATCATTAGAGAAATAAATTCCTGGTTCACCTGCACCACTTAGTTCAATTCTTTTCCATAAATCTAAGAAAAACTCTTTAGTTACTTTATGTCTTAGTAATACCGCTGAATTGTTAGCTCTACCTCTTTGTGGGTTAAGTTCCCACCACGCACCTGACTTACAAGAAATCATTTCATCGTCATCTGCACTAAATAAACTAATCAACGCCGCTCTACGGATACCACCCGCTAAAACTGCGTCTGCAATATGACATATAATATCGTGTGTCTCAATAGGTGTAAGTTTATCACCATCTGATTTTGCATCTAATACCTTTTTAATATTATGAATACAATCTTTTAGTGGTTGAGGTCCTGGTGCTTTACCACCTGAAGTAACCAACAACGCACCTTTTTGTCTAATATCTGAAAAGTCAAATATAGGTGTAGATGATTTAACACCGAAATAAGACTCTACTAAAACTTTAATTGCATCTGCCCATCCTTCAATAGAATCACCTATTAGATATCTTCTACTTCTTTTTGGGTTTGGTTTCTTAATATCAGGTAAAGACTCAACGTGATGTCTCTGTACTGAAAACCCTACACCCGTACCACCTAATAATAAAAACATTGTTTCTGAAAATGCGTCAACATGATCAATAGGTAAATATGCACAATTATAAACTCTGTTAGGAGATATTTCAATAGGTTTACCACCAAATTGTAATGATCTCATAGAAGGTAATATTTTCTTATCATATACCATTTTATACACCTCTTCAATATCATCCTTAATCTTTGGATATTTCCTTTGATGCATTTCTTTATTTCTAGTAACTAACTCTTCCCATGTCTCTCTCCTATTTTCTTTTGGGAGAAATTTTGCGTACTTCATATGTACGGTAATGTCTGATAAAATTTTGTTTGATAACTCCATTTTTTTAATTTTTTTCCTTTTTTTTAGAGGGTGTCTTTCCCTTTATGATTTATGTGTGTAAACCATTCAAAAAATACCCTTTTACTAATTTTAATTATTATTTACTGAACTCCTCTTCTTCGCTATCGTCTCACTAATGAAATCAGACTCTTTCCTTTTCTGTCCTTTTCCATGTTGTAATAGTGATACATCTGTACTTTCACTAGTGTCGATAGTTAACGTACCATTGTCAAATACAATGTCGTCAAAAACAACTCCGTCCCTACCAAATCGAGATTTTAAGATGGCTAATGTTGCTCTCCCCTCTTCTTTTTGATCTAATGTCTTAGCAACTGATAAAATAAAGTGTCCTATTTGTCCTTTCTTAATAGAACCACCCATCATATTCGCCTCTACTAAGTCTGCACCAATTGCACTTCTGTTACCTTGTACCGCAGTCCACCCAGCAATATCTAACTCCGATAACATAGTTTCAAATTGTCTCATCACATTTCCTTCTCCACTATACTCATCTTTGAATTGTTTAGTGGGTTGGATACAATCAATGTAATCAACGAATACTATGTCTGGTTTAATACCACTAGAAATTAATTTACGTAGATATTGTTTGATATGTGGGATAGTAGTACCATCACTTGACATCTTCTTAAGTATAAGATTACCCTCTAAGTTTTGGAATCTAGGTAGTAGTTCTTTTACTTCTTCCTTTCTTTCTCCCAACTCACTTAGTTCTATCTCAGTAAAACATGTTAAGTGTTTTCTTTGGATAACCTTAACATTATCCTCAAAGAAAATTTGTACTACGTTTTTACCCTCTAAATACGCAGTATTCGCCATTCTAGTAATTAATGTCGTTTTACCAACACCGAACGCCGCAAGTATAACACCCAACTCACCTTTAGATAAACCTCCACCCATAAGGTTATCGATACCCACCAATCCTGTCGGTATAGGATCTCTAAAATCATCAGCTAAAACGTCCTCAATAGCGTGAAAGATATCTACACCCTCGTCTTTTTCTGTTCCTACCGATATAGCCTGTTTAACTAATTCTTCACATTCATCATATCTATCAAAATCTCCAACATCTAGAATTTTTTGGATTTTCTGAGTAGCCTTCTTAAGTTCTTGTTGTTTGCAGAACTTAATGGCAACATCTTGTGTGTGTAAACAGTCTCTATTTTCAGATTCTCTAACCTCTTTAATAAGTTCAGTAGCAGATTCTCTGGCAATTTCTCTTCTAACTTCACTCTTTATTATATTAAAGATAGTCTCATAAGACGGAATGGTTTCATATTTTTCATAGTAATCCTTTATAGATGCAACAACGAGTCTCATGTACTCGTTGTCGAAATAATTAGGATCGATAATAGAAATAATACTCTCTGAAAACTTATGATCCTCTACTAATTGTTTTACTAATTTTACTTGAAAACTATATCCTAAATAACCTAAATTTAAACTCTCATTTTTCGCCATTCTTTATCTGATTTAGTTATTAATAAATATGTCGTCAAGTTGATAACCGCAATAATTTTTTGTATAATTTTTATCACTCAACCCCTGTTGCAAATAATCGATGATTTTAGGTATAATTTTTCTTATGTCGACATCATATCTAACATTAGGTGGGTAGTCATTACCACTAAAAATTCTTTCCGCAACCACTCTACCTTTATACTTAATCTGTATAGAAAAGAAATCTTCATTTTCGTAAATGTCTACACTTTTTGTTTCTTCTTCAGTACTAGTAGAATAATAATTACTATATCTTTCCATATAATCGTAGGTACGTTCTTTAAACAAATTTCTAATCATATCTGATACCCCACTAACTAGTTCCTTTATTTCATAAGATTTTAAAGATTCTTTATTGAAATTGTTTACTGGGAAGTTTCTTCCAACAATAGGATTTCCATTAATCATAAACAGAAATTCATAAGGGTAACTTTTATACTTCTTTTTCATATTTTATACATTTACTTTTTTATAATAAATTTTCTCTTTTTTAATTATAGATAGGAATGGTTGTAAAAACTTTATATAACCTTCTCTACCACCTGGTATTGCCCACATTAACCCATCCTCTATCATCATATTAATCACATTCTTAGTGTCTCTACCTTCAGGATCCATAGTAGTACTAAATAAGTGATCTAAATCTGATTTAGACTCTTCAGTTAATAGTGGATTAGATAAGTCTATTAATTTTTCGTTCACCTCATAAATCATTTCTTTTTGTGATCCTTTGGTAACTTTATTTAATATGTTATCTAATGTTTTCAATCTTGTTTTCCTTTCTTTTTGTATTTCTTCAATTTTACTAAAAATATATTCCAAAGTCAAAGTTTTTTCCATTATTTCAGGAAAAAATTTCACCAATGTTTTTTCACTTACACCAACAATACCTTTAATGTTATCACTAACATCTCCAGTTATCATTTTTATAAGTTTTAAATTTGATGGGTGGTGATCAAAATCTACTAAATAGTTTTCTTCTGTAACTATCTTTTTAAGATTTAAATCGTAAACTGAAACTTTTTCATTGATTAGTTGACAAAGATCTCTATCTCTTGTCATAATAACCACTCTTTCGTCCTCAGAGATATTATTTACATAATAACCTATAGAATCATCCGCCTCAACAATATCATCTCTGTATTGTCTTATAAATAACTCTTCAAGATAAGAATATAATCTTTCTTTCTGTAAATATAAATCTATTTCTGATGGTGGTTGTTCGTTGTAGAAATCTTTGTCTCTATTAGACTTATAGTCTTTGTATATATCGTATCTTAGTCTACCACTAAATTGTCCATCCCAAAATACATATACTCTGTCGAATTTGTTTTCATTCAACATTTTACGAACCATAGTTAAGAATTGAAAAATACCACCTATATGGGTTTCTTTATAGTAAAGATTTTTAGCCCCATAATAGGCGGTTTTTAACAACGAGTCTCCGTCAACTAATAATGTTCTTTGGATTCTTTTTTTCTTACTTGGAATTCTCACTCATCATTGATTAAACGTTAAACAATCAATTATCTGAATAATCAACGGGTGTTTCAATTGCGTCTCCTTCTACAATATCAAAAGACATAACATCATCACCTACTGAGTCGAAAACTTCTGCCCAATAATCTTTATAATCACTTTTATATTGATCTATTGCCTTCTTATCGTCTTCAACAAACCCATGTGTAGTTGCGAGAATTCTACAATCCGCATAACCCAAACCATTCATATGGTTTTTATGGATACCTACTTTAGTTCTTATTGCAAAATTAACTTTTCTACCCTTATTAGTCGCATTTAGTTTTGAGACTCCTGAACTTTTTTGGTTTCCGAATAAGAATACTAAAGCACAAGATAAGTAAATTGACTGACCCCCCTTTGGTTGTATTCTAGGTTGTCCGAATGGGTTATCAGGCAACTCTACCCAAGGTTGGTTTACAAATACCATAGTATTGGTATAGTCTGATGTTACTTTACGAGAAGACGTTATTCTCTGTGCCATACCCATACCCCATTTTTCTGATATAATCCTAGCAGTATGTTGGTTTCCTCCTTTTCCATTATATGACATTTCACAAGGGATAGTCCCAATAGAGTCCCAACAAAATACAATATCATGTGGTATCTCACCATTTTTTTGTGCGTTTAGAACTTCTGTCACATAGTCAAATGCCTGTTCAATATAATCAAACCCTAACTTATATAATAAAAATCCATCCCAATAACCGATAACTTCACCTGTTTCTTCATCAACCTCTTCAACATAGTTAGTTTCTAAACCCATTTGTTTAGCGTGTTCAAAACTAAATTTTTGTTCTGTAATGATAAAAACAGGTAAAATACCTTTTCTTTGTGCATCAACCGCAGTTTTGATTAGTGCGGTTGTTTTTCCAGTATCTGAGTGTCCTAAAAGCATATTAATCTGACCCATAGCAGGACCTGGTATCCCTGTCGCCTTCTGAAAGGCTTCCCCTAGATCAAAGTACTTTTGTTCTTTGTACTTATCACTAGAGGAAAACTTCTTTCTTATAGACGAAAAATCAGATGCTTTTTTCTTTAGTGGTTTCTTTGCCATACTTTAATTAAAATGGTAGTTCATCGTCATCATCTAAGGATGATACTTCAACATCATTATTAATATTTTCATTGTTACCATTGTTATATTCAGACTCAAAAGATTTTGTACTTTCAGTTCTCATCATATTTATTTCTTCAGACAATGAAGCGGTTTCTTTTTCTTCTTTATCCTCTTCCGCAACATATTTCTTTTGTTCAGAATCCCAAATAGGTGTTTTGTTAGTGGCAACTATTTCTAAATATTCATTAGATTTCTTAGCATATACATCCTTATAGGTTTCTTCATTATTAAACCATTCGTTTGCATATTCTTTATTCTCAGTAAGAATAGTTACATCATCCGTCATAATAGAATTAACTACACTATGATTCTTATCATTCCTACCTGAAGTAATAATGATATCCCTACCCTCTCTAGGATCAGTGATATCACCTTTAAGTTTAAACACAGGGATTAGTTTATCCATTACACCATCTCCTGTCTTTTTGTGTTTAAATCTCCAAAACTTAACTCCGTGATCCTCATTCTCTCTATCAATTCCTTTAACTACATAGAATTTTCTAGGGATGAATTCTTTCGCCAAAGATTTAGCTTTCTCAGAACCATCTTCATATAAAGCGTCTTTTGCTTCACACAATGGACAATGTTCACCATCATTTAAATGGTTACAATAGATTTTTTCCCATTTTCCGTTTACATTTTTTTCGTGATAGTAAACTTCAGTAAATGGAGACTTACCATCTTTAGTAGGTAAGATTCTGAAAGTTTTTGTTTGTGTTTTTACCCCTTTAGGTAATTTTTCTGTGAAATACTTCTTAAGTCTGTCTTCACTAGACATTTTGTTTCCACTTTTAATTGGTTCAGTGTTTTTTTCATACTGAGCCAAAATAGCATCTAAACTGTTACTCATTGTATATATTTTTTAATTAATAATATATAATATTACGTATAGTTTTTCAAAAAGTCAATAGGTAGTAAAAGAAAAACCCCACTTATGTGGGGTTTTTATTAGATATTATATAATAAATTATTTTTCTTCTTCTTTTTCTGAACCAAAGGATGCCCTTATTTCTTTTTCATCAAAATTATCAACATCACTTTGTGTTAATGTAAATTCTTCTTCCACCTCTGTTTCATCATAACCTTCTTTATCTTTCCAATAATCAGTTAATTTAACACTGTAAGGGAATGAATCCATCGATCTCATTTCTAACCTCTCCACAGGTGTAGGATTTCGTCTTTCGATTTCTTTTTCTAAGTCATCGATTTTATTAATAACGTTATCCATACCTGAAACTTGTGACTCTAATTCAGATAATTTAGATAGTAAATCATCCATCTTAGTACTTACACCATCTACAGAATTTTTAGTTTCTTCAGTTTTATCAACAATGTCTGTAACATCTACTTCTACAGTATCTTCACTACCTAATGGTTCTTCAGTTGCAAATTCATCTTCTACCTCAGTATCACCAAAAGGATCGGTTTCACCCTCAGTATCTGCACCTAACTCTGTTTCACCTTCAACGTCACCAAATGGATCTTCTAAAGTTTCTTCTTCAGTGTCTGTAGTAGTATCCTCTACTTCTTCTGGTGTCTCTTCAGTATCTGCAAAAGGATCTTCTTCTTCCGCAGGTGGATCTTGTTCTGTTAACATATCGTCCAAAAGTAAATCACCATTAACATCTTTAGGGTCATCTTCTTCTGGCACATAGAAAGTATATTCCAATAACTGTCTATATCTTTTTAAATCTTCGGATAATAAATTTTTCTTACTCATATTACATTAATAGTTGTCTACCATCATTAGTCTTATAAACTTTGTTTACTCTCTCAACGATTTCTTTTCCATCATTAATCATACACTCTTCGCCTTCACATTCCTTTTGTGTATTGGTATCGTTAAGAAAATTATCTAATTTATTAGTCAAAGTTTCTTTTTCTTTAGTATCTTTTTTAATTTCCATAATACTTTTTATTAATAAATATTAAGAAATTAGGAAAAATCTCTATTAATTGTCAATATTTTTAGTTCTTCATTTTTAATAATTAAAATTTTATTTTGATAATTATCCCAATCTATTTTTACATTTTTATGATTTATGTTACCACGATCCGCATCACTTATATTTTCAATTAATTGGTTAAGTGCGTTGATTGTATAGAAACATTCTCCTTTTTTGTGTACAATAATCGTAGATGGGTAAAATGAATTTGTGTCAATTCTTTGTCCTTGGTTTAATTTAACCATAAAGGTTAAAATCTTTTTGTCTTCTTCGTTAAAAGTATATTGGAAAATGTTCTTATCTAATATTTTAAATCTGTTATATAGATATTTTTTAAAACTATCTATTTTATCCAAATATACAAAAGACGCTAGCGTTATAATTTTATTGTTCGATTCCATAAGTATAAATGTAAGGGATGTATCTGTTTTTGTTTTTTATTTTATAAATAAAATCCTTACATTTATTAAATATCTCAGAATCTATCAAAGTATTATTCGATAAGTTTTTAATCGTTTTAATTATTTTTTCTTTTTTACCTTCAATTAAAGATAAAACATTCAAATCTATACCAAATATTAAGTTTTCACCATATATATAAATCATATCATTGGGTGAAATATACGTAGTTGGGTTTTTTAAACTCAATATTTTTCTTATAATTCTAAAGTTTACCATTTTTTTACCATATAATATATCCAAATAAACATATGGGATGTTTTCCCCAAAAGAATTATAACAAAAGGAAATAAATGAATCTAAATCAGTTTCATAATCTGATTTTCTTTCTTTTGTGGTGAAAGTCCAAAATAATTTAGAATTAATTTGTTTGTGTAAAATGGATACACCGTGTTCAACAAGTTCTTTTGTTTTTTCCCAACCTATAATTAACGTAGGTAACCTATCGTCAATGGTATCTAACTTACGACAAATCTTAAAGTTTTCTAATTCCAAATTAGAACTTGTTACTATATTTCCAACATACATATTACAAATATAATAATTTTTTTGTGAAAAACAAATTAAGGATTAAAGAAATCGATTAGTGGTTCACCTTCATAAGTGAATTTATTTAATACTTTTTGAAAAACTTTTGCGGATTCCTCAATACTTTTAAGTTTAAACTGTTGTGACGCTAATCTAGATTGATTAAACGAAGTAAACGAACCTAACCTACCTCCTCTACTATTCTTTGAATATTTTGATCCAGTATTACCACTTCCATCTTTTATATTTGTCCAAACTTTATATGCAATTTCAAAACTTCTTTGAAATGGTGGTTGGTAATAACTTTGTGGTGAATTAATTGCGTCCGAACCAAACAAATCAAAATATTGTTTTCTACCTATCATATATAAGAACCCTACTGGTCGATACATATATTCGTCTCCTTGAAAAACGTTATAATACTTTAAACTATCTAAATCTGTAGTTATTTTACCTTCAGTATCAAAATCAACTTGTTCATATTCAATTAAATCAGTTGGTGTTTGTTGATAAAAATATGCAATTTCTTGACTTTCAAAACTAGTTGTAGTTGCAGTAGTAGTAGGTGTATATGTGAAATATTCATTGTTTGATTCTGAGATAACATCACTACTTATCTGATACGCTTTAGTTTCACCAGAAAACTCTACATTATTAGGATATTTAAGTTCATTATCAGAAAAATCTCCATTATCCCATTTAAATTCACTATTTAGGAAATTGTTTGAGTTAACTAGTGCATTTGCAAAAAACATTGCAACATCTGCGTTAGTTGATCCACTTATAGTAGTTTTAATAAATTCAATATCATCATTATTTAAATTA